AGTTGAATATCCGCAGAATAATTGGTAATGCTGTCACCATACTCCGAAAGCGTGACCTCAATAGAATCTAAACTCCCATTTACATTATCAAAATTAGCATCTATGACAGCTCTAACTGAAGCCCAGGTTCCGCCGGCTGGTATATTTGTTGGATCAATTGCTCCAAACATGATGCCGCTATCTTCCTCTTCTAAATATGGGGTAGGATGTATATTTGTAACAATACACCCAGTTACTCCAAATATAATTAGAAGCGTAAATATTATTTTTATTAATTTAATTTTTTTCATTATTATACGAGTATTCTGTTATCTTTCATATATCCTGTATCCATCATTGTTGTACCCCAGTATTGCACCCACAGTTTGAAATATATATTTAATTCTATTTTATCGTCATCTGTTAAAGTCTCTCCATCTTTTAATATACCTATAGCAGATACATTAAATGGGTCAAAATCATTATATTTTACAAATGTTTGCATTGTTTCACTTGCTATTAAATCAGCATGTGTTATAGATTGCAAAACATCCGTTGCATCAAACCAAAAATCATCTGTACCATCAGCTGCAAGATATGTAGCATTATCAGGAACAGAAAAAGTGGCAGAAGTAGTAGAAGGTATAATTAAACCTACCCAATCCTTTCCAGTAACAGTAATCACATCAGAACTTATATCTGACAATAAATTATCTCCATCATACCTGCCAGTCCACAAATATAGAAACTTAGCTAGCAATAATGGAGATAACTTACTTTTAGGTTTTTTAGCACCTACCCTTAAACCAATAACTTTACCTATCCCAGCCATTGTCAAGCCTTATAGCAAATCAATGTACCGGCGGATATAGTTATACTTTTATATTTTATGAAATATGTTTGTCCTGCGACAAAAGAAAAAGCTGTTAATGTTCCTGTGTAAAGAGGAGCATATACTCCATAATCTATATCGGTAATAGTTACGCCAGTTTCTCCAACCTCAAATGCGTAGTAGTCACCATCTGGGCAAGCCGCAGCGGTGGTAAGAAAATGCACACCTTGTTCAGCGTGTGATTTATAGTTCATGGTGTTTACAACACCTTTCTTAATTCCCTTAAGAATTACGTCTTCGTTCTTCATGTTAAATTTAATAAAAGGGGGAGTTACCCCCCTATTGTCTAAAGTCCAGTCTCGTGGACAGTGTAAGTAATTTGAAGTCTACATACTCCAGTACCAGTGGCAAACGGTGCACCAGCATTAGTAATCACCAATGGTGTATTCACAGGCATTGTAAGACCTCCTGCAGCATTTAACCTTTCAAAGTTATATATTTTATCTCCAGGCTCTGTTAAAAATGTAGCAGCCAAGTTAGAGGATTGAGCAGCACCACCTGACCCATAATTTATAGTAATTACTCCGCCATTAGTAAAAGCTGTTGAAGTAGAATCATAGATAAGTACAGCGTTTCTAAAATTCAAAGCATATCCTGCTCCAGGTGCTGCAACAACTGTTACAGGAGTAGTATTCATTGCTATAAGATTAGCTGCAGTAAGAGCAACTTCGACTGTTTTTTCAACAACCTTACTAGTTCCTGTTGAAATACCTTCTGAAATAGCTCCATCTTTTATTAAAAGACCATCTATAGTAACCCCAGATCCTGATGTTTGTTCAGCAATAGTATCTAAATTAGCCGTGCCATCAGAAGGAAGTGACTCATCCAAATCATCCATTAAATCATTCCAATATCTAACTTTTACTGTTTTATTATCACCAGCCTTTGGATATGTATCGTGAAGAAGTGTAGTTATTTTAGTTCGCTTCATTTTTTAAGTTTTAAAAGGGGGAGATTAATCCCCTACCCTACATTAAAGAATATTTTATCAAGGTTTGCAGTAAGGTTAGCCCCAGCTGCACAAATCATGAGAGTAATAAATGAATCGGCTGTTCCACCAATCGTCTTAGTACTTTCTTCTTTAAACTCAGCTACATATGTAGTATAAGTTTCTCCAGAAGTTGCACCAAGTGCTGAATTTATATCAATCGGATATTCTGCAATCCTAAAGGCTTCTCTACGGTTACCAAGTAAGAACCATTCTTTTTCAGCAATATCCTTATATGTACCAATACCTCTTGCAGCAACAGTATTTACTGTGACAGGGGTTGAACCAAAATCTACAGATAAACCAACATCAAAAAGTGTAGGATTGAATGCCCATTTACCAACTTCAAATGGTTTGTTGCTATCCATTGCAGTTATTAACAGCCCCCAGTTACCTTCAGTTAGAGTTTCAACATCTGTATGAGCAATAGTTGCTGAAGTACCCTGATAAGGTTGATCAAGAACTATAGTAAGCCCATCTGAACTAATAGATTCAACTTTATACACAGGAGCTGCACCAGCACCAGTTGTACCAAGTCTTAAGAAACTACCAGCAGGGCAGGTACTACTTTCATCTTCACTTAATGTTACAACTTTAGATCCATTAACAACAGTAGCAGTAGCAGATGCCATAGCATTAAGCTGTGCACCAGAATTTATTTTTTCTACCTTAAACATTACATACGGATCTTTAGCAATCGAAGCTAACAGAGTAGTCTGAATACCATCTGCTATTTCATACTGAGTTGCAGTAGCATCAGCAGTATACTGGCCATATTTATAAAGCCTTTTATTAAACTGCTTCATCCCTTCTCTATACCCAATAGTAAGCAAATATTCACCGCCATTGTTAACCTCAATCGAACCAGTTGTGCCATTATAACCAACTGCTACAACTTGAGCGGCATCAGCACTAGCTGCTAATTTACTAACTTTAACCAGATTATCCCAAAAAAGAACAGGGGACACCTGAAGTTTACTATTAGCATCAAGATAAAGAATCTGAAAACCATCTCCAGCAGTAATTGCTTCTACTGAACAAAGTTGTTCACCTATTTTTTTCATACCCATTGTTCTTGCAACAGTCGGAGCAGCAGTCGTTACAGCTGCAGTGTTACTACAAACATACATGTGGGTCACATTGTTTTGTGCAATCATTTTTTGCGTGTTTTAAAATTAATAATTGTGTTTATAAATCAGAAGTTTTTTCATTCATAGCTACCTGGTAACCTTCGTCATTTAAAGCAGCTACTATCATTTTAATAGTTTCGGACACAATTTCATCTTGAAAATTATCATCTAATATTTCACAATCTACTGATCCAATAACCATATCAACTGGAAACCTTAAATAAGAAATAATATAATCTCCTATAGTATCTGTTCCATCAGTAATAAGTTCAACAACATAATGATCATCGTCTTCAACAGAATAATCCATTCTCCAAATAAGTCCTTCATAAGGCTTTTTATATCTGCTGTTATAGTTCTTACTATAATAATCATAAGTTATAGGAAAAACTAATACTGGATCACTATACACTGCTGGTGCAGTTAATAATTTTACATACTCTTCTGTTAAAAATCCTACATCGTCTGGAAGACTATACAGTGTTCCATTTGGATGAACGTAGGGAATTAACGTCACATCTGTTGTTAATGTTATATCTCCTTCTAACAATGATCCTCGTTTATTCAAAGGAGCTAGCATCCGTTTTACAGTTTCATCACGATCATATACCTTCTTTTTTTCTTTAAACACACGTCTTTGTGCTTTATTTAGAAACGTCTGAATCTGAAGGTTGTTATAACCAGGCGCTGTATTTTCAAATATACTGTCTATTCCTAATAGAACAGCAAATTTCATTTCGGCTGCTGTCATTATTTATTATTCTTAATCCTTTCCTCTATAAGAAGTTTGGTTTGCTGGTTTTTAGGGTTATTTAAGAACGATATCGCTTGATCATGATCATATCCTATAACATCTCCAGCCCTTAATTTATACGTAGTTCCTTCTATAAATATTTCACCTATTTCTATAGCGTCAAGTAAAAATATTTTTATATCAAAATTGGGATCATTCGCAACTCTAATAAAATCAGTAGTCCCAGGAACCCCATGTATCTGCTCTTTCTGTTCAATTACTTTTACAAGTTCTGCTTTTAACCATTTAGTATTTGCATCTGAAGGAATGTTTCCTTTTCCAAGTAAACGAAGAACACTTTTCATTTTTTTATCAGACTTAGATATCTTAGAAAACAATAATGAAGCTTCTTCATATTTTTCTGCTAACCTACTATCTACTTCTTGTTCTTCTTCTTCAGTCACCATGTAAAAGTCATGAATCATTGGATTAATTTCACTTTTAGAATTAGCAATTGTATTACTTGCTAAAAGAACCTTCCAAGATAAAAAATCTTCAGGATCTGATAAATCCAATATCTTTCCTTTTTTGTCAAGAATTACTTTAAATTCTCTCCAAAAATTATTTTTTCTAGCACTAGCCGCTAAAGAACCAGTCTCTAATCCCATTTCTTTCTCAAACCAAGCTTGTTCATCTTTATTCAACAATTGAATAATTCTATCAAATTGATTTGTTGGTGCCTGATAAGTTCTTCTACAACCTGTCCATATTGTGTTACCATCTGAGTTTTTAAGGAAACCCGACCTTTGTTTTTCAACTATCTTTACAGATACTTTCTTGTTTTGTAAATAATTTGTCTCCATTTTCCGTATTTTAAAAATAAGGGAGGAGGGATTATAATCTCCTCCCTATTAAATTTCATAACTATCTTATGCTAAGGCAGTTGGGACCCACTCACCTAAGCGCATGGGGTTTCTTATCATAATTCCAAGCCAATCAGCCTTGTGTATTTCATAGCCATCAACAGGAGTAACCATTACCTTCGGCTTACCCTTACCGCCAGTTGAGAAAGGATCACGAAGCCCAGGTATATAACCATGTTCTTCAGCCTGGCCTTTAATACGAACTAACTGAATGTTAGGTGCATTTCCTGCAGTACCAAAGTCCATAATAGTTAACCTACGTGATTCCCAAACACCACCTTCAGGATGAGGAAGCTTATTTCTTACCTCATTATCGTAATCAGGAATATGAATAAATTCAAACTGAATACCATTTATATCAGCTACGCTAATATACTGAGGTTTGTTATAAGAAGCCTTAGATCCACTAGTAAGAGCATTTACCCTGTTATATGTGATAGCAGCTGCACCAGCATATGCTTCAATAGCAGCAGATACCATAGCCAATCCATATTCACCAGTACCAATTACAAAACGCCTACGGTCTTCAGGAAGTTTACCAACTGACAAACCAAGAGCGTATTTAACAAGACTTTCTATGTTAAAAGTATTGTAATAAAACAGGTTAGAAGGAGCAATTTGTTCCCTGAGACCAAGACCTGCCTTGATTTCATAACCTGAAGTACCAAACTGAGCATAAGTTCCGTCTTCTCTCCTATTCGATGTTCCATAGAATAAAAGCCTAGCTTTTTCCCTACGGAAAGCTTTCATAAATTCCCAATCCAGTTTATTGATCCAGCTAGTGTGTTTCACACCATCTTGATCCATAAATGTAAATGCAAGCGGATTGTTGACGCCCTTCATAATCATATTACCGGGGACAACATGCTTTTTACGAATCATAGAAAGCCTGTTACTCATTTTAAACGGAGAGGTAAAGCTAATATCAGAAGCATCCTTCGAAAGAGTCTGCTCACTAATTGAGTATTCAACACTCCACAGAGTACCAGCAGCTAATTCATCATAAGGAATAAATGCATTCGGGTTTCCAGTAAAGAGTTCGCATTCATACAACCAACCTGTCCCATACTGTTCTCCTTCTTTCCTAATCCTGATTTTATACAGGTCAGGCTTCATACCAACTATGATATGAGTTACAAAGAACATCTTTTCAGGAAACAGCATGTAAAACAGTTCACCATTCTTACCAATCTGTGGTGTAGCAGCAGTCACAGCGGTAAGAGCAGCAGATGCATTCTTCACATAAGCTGAAATAAGAGGAATATTTTTTTCATCAGATCCTTGCAGCATCCATTCATACTCTCTATCATCTTCTATTTCATGTGTAGGATATTTATTGAGCAACGTCAACATATCGTCCGGAAGGTTAACTTCATATAACCTTTCGATATACTGAGATATCTGAATGGGCTTCTCCTGAAAGAGAGCACCTAGGTTATTTTCAGTAACCAAGCCAGAGAAATCCTTAGGTTCATAAACTTGATTTGGAAAAACTTTCATTGTTATATATATTTAAAAATGTTTATTTAATGTTAAATGTCTTTGTTATACTATTGATAAATTTATCTGTACGCCTTTTATCTGGCTTATCCTGCACTGTTCCATCAACTGACCTATCTAATCTAGTTGCTGCATCTTCAAACTCTCTAATCGAATCTTTTTTACCCTTTTCTACCAGTTTGCTAAAATCTTTAAACCCCTTAGTGATCTCAAATAAATAATGTAATTTAATTTCAAAATCAATAGGATTCTCCATTCTAGCTGCAACTATTCTGTTAACAGGATTGCCATTCATATCTTTTCCAACAGGTGTCGTTAGCGACTTAACTAAATCAGATTTTACTTTACTATTAACTTTCATTCCAGGAATTATTTCATCCATGTCCTGTATTTTTTTGTTAAGTTCTGCTAACTCTTTTTGAGCCTGTTGTTGCGCTCTTTGCTGCGCCGCCTTAGCTTCTTCGATTGATTCTTCTTTCTCTTTAGTAATCAGATCTTTTAATTCACTTGTTGCAGAAAGGGCCTCACTTTCTAATTCTCCACTATCCTCATAGTATTGAATCATATTTTTAATCTTTTTCTCTGAAAACTTACTTGTCTTTTTTAAATAAGTTTCCACCATTTTCTTTTGAAGATCTACATCCTCTTTTATAGTATCTTCTGAAATTTTTTCAACTTCTACTTCTATTCTATCTATTTCAAGAAGCTTATCCAAAGGTACACCTTCTTCATAGTTGTTAATGAGATTTTTAACTCTATCTGGTAAACTATCTTTATAATATTCAACAGCCCCAATAATCTCTTCAACCATAGCCTGCTTTAAACCATCTGCAGTACCATCAAAACTCTCAAGATCCATATTAGGAAGGATGCCCTCCTCTTTTAAAAGCTTTGCATACGGAGTTAATGGAGAAGAACTTTGCTTTTCTTTAGAATCAGAGGAGGGCTTTTCTTCCTTATCTTCTTCTGTTTCTTCTTCTTCCGTATCTTCCTGTTCAGAATCTTCTTCTAGATCTATCAGATCTTTATCATCTTCGAGCTCTTTATCGGGCTCTTCTTTTTCAGTTCTTTGTTCAAACGCTCCTGGGATCAAACTAGCCCCATCGTCTACTCCGTCTACCTCAATAGGACTATCTCCAATAAGAGATCCTAAATCAGTTGTAAATATATTCTTCTCCATAACTTAAATTATTATACAAAATTACAAAATTCTATTATTACATCCAAATTTTCAGCCATTTGACTGACCAATATATAAACTTTAGTTATACATTTTCTAAGATTTAATCTTAGATTAACGTGGTACAGGTGATGTTAAATTAGCTCTTTTTTCTTTTGGATAAATATTTTTTCTATCTCTAGTATAAGAACTTCCACAATTATTACAACGATATGCTCTATATTTCCCAGAATTAGTTGTATAATAACCATCAGGAACTAAATCATCACTACCACATACTGTACAAACTTTATCATCTGATTCCATATATACTCCAACATTAGGGTGACCTTTTATCCAAGGTCTCATTTTCAAATACACTTTTTCCAATAATTCCACATCTCCACGATTATATTCTTCCATTTTTCTGAGAGCCTCATCGTCACCATTTTTACATCGTCTCCACAGATCAAACCCAGTTTCCATTTTTTCACCAAGCCCAAATACTCTTCCAAGAGCATTTAAACTATTATGGCTAAACCCAAATTGTCTTTGTGCTACTTTTAATGTATCAATTGTTCTATAAGGTCTGGTAGGTGATAACCCATTGACTAAAAACCTAGTATTTAAATTCGGAATATCAAACATATCTCCATTATGGGCTATTACAATATCAGCTTCATCTAATAAACCCCATATTCCTGCTACAATCCTACTATCATCTTCTCTAATGGCTTCATCCCCTGTTAATCTCATAGATATTAATTTACTGTCCCCAAGCCATTTCCCAGACCACGACAACATATACCACCTAGATATTACATTATCGTCACTAACTCTAGCTTTCCATACTTGTGTTTGCCAAACATATGCTTCTAAAGGAGTTGTTTCAATATCAAATACTAATACTTTAACCTTTCTTTTAATAGTTTCTCTAGCTATATCTTTAGCTGTATATATAGTTTCTCTTGTTGTTTTAAACCTTTTTGAAAGTTTGCCTGCCCCCATTTCTAGTATATAAGGACGGGACTTCATTAAGTCAACTATAGCCTCTAATGTCATTTGCTTACAGTATTTTGTTTTCTAACTTTTTCTTTATTATTTCTTTCAGTTTCTTGTTCACTAGCTTTATTGTGACGCTTAGTTTCTTCTAATTGTTTTTCTTGAAGAGCCACTTTAGCTTCATGCTCTTTCATTTTTAAAGCAAGATCATTTTGCCCATTTGAATTTTCAAGTTTTAATAACTCTATTTGATAATCCATATCTATCTCATATTTTTTAAGTTGTCTATCTTTTTCTTTATCTTCAAGCTGCATTTGTATCATTCTTTCTTGATTTTCCATTTTAGCTTGTTCTAATTGTTCTGCTTGTTGAGCACGAAGTTCTTCGTCTTCTTCTAATAAATGAGACATTTCTGCAATACTTTCTGATTTCATAACATTAAGAAGAACTGATGCAGAAGATCCATTTTGAACAAATGATTGAGCAAGAGATTCAAAGGTTTGACGAATACGAGCATCTTCAGATGAAGTATTTACAAATACATCTAAATCAGCATTTGCTATATCATCTCCATTTATATCAAGCAACATTCTTGAAGTGTCATCTAATATAAAGTCAGCTTTAAGATTTTTACCTCTATACACTTGTTTGGCTACATCTATACAAGCCTGTAACACTCTACGCTTAGTATCTTCATGAAATACAAACCATTTTTCTGTAGTATGCGAAGACTGAGTAATAGCTCTTTCTACACCACCTACTGTTTCACGATTGTCAATTTGACCTTCTCTTTGTTTAGTTATCCCAGCTATAGTACCAAGTTGCTGCTCAATATAATTAAGCATTGCTATATTCTGTTGAATAAACTGTCCTATTTCCGGAGATATAGCTTTATTTGTTGTATTAAAGTTACCTGCTAATTTTCCTTGAGCTTGCCCCTTCTTACCTTCATTAAATGGATCTACAATCATGTATCCAAGAATATGCAGGTAATACATCCATTTATCAAGATCCCAATCATCAGGAATCTTAGACATATCTAATTCTATAATGGGACCACCAAACCTGGCAACTAATAATTCCAGTCTTCTCATATAAACATTATATGCAAACTGAAATGGTGCCATTCTAGTCATCATAGAAACTCCACAGTCAGTACCTATGTACCCAAGATCACATTTAGATTTATTATTTATACCACGTATTTGGAAAGGACGAGCTTGCATTTTAACATGAATATGACCACCGAGCTTAGTTCCTTCATAAGCCTCGTTTATCCACATCCATTTAACAGTTTCACCTAACTCTTTATTTGGCTTATAGTGCTCAGAAACCCATCTTTCAGCTTGATCTCCATAATCATCAAAATAAGAAAGTTTACCTATTTTTCTACGACCACGCCAACGAGTTCTAACAACTCTAACATTTCCCTTAGAATCAAAAGGTCCTACAAATCCATAATTTGTAAAACCATTATCTACTTCAATTAACCTGGGATCTTGTTCTGAAAGTGTAAGAGGATAATACATCCTGGGATTGACATATGCATAATTCAAAACAGAATTCCCCTGTTTATCAGAAATACCACCTTCAAGATATGCTATATCTGATTCTTTTAAATACTCATAAAATTCATCAATAACTTTTCCAATAGGAAGATATTGAACTTGTATAATTATATCAGAATCTTCTATTTTAAAGTCTTTAGTTAGCCCCATTGCATATACTGTTCTAGGATCTACTTTCTCTACAACAATATCTCCAGCAACACTATCTATTCTGTATATCTCTCTGGAAGATACAAGAAGGTCTAACATACCTTCATTAAACTTCTTTTTAAGATTCTGTTCCTTATACACATAATGCATAAGCCTTGACGCAGCTAATTCTGCACTATCCTTCCAACTATATTTTAAATATTTACCAAGCTTTTGTATTTTTGCAGAAGCTTCTTCCTCAGAAAAAGACTGATTTTTAAGCTCTTCTTGCACAAGCTCCATAAGCATTTGCTGCTGCATATCTTGTTTAGAAGAAACAGCAGATTCATTTACACTTCTTATTACCCAGTTATCCTTTCTTAAATATTCTTCTCCAACAATAAGATCTATTTTAGGAGCGCATACTGGATAATTTTTAGCCTCTGAAGGAAATGTAACCCCCTCTATATCCATAGGATTGAACATTTTTTCCATATCTTCTGGAATAGCCAATCCATTATAAATATTGTAATTTCTTTCTATTTCCTCCATCTTATCTCTGTTCATACCATTACGATAATACAACATAGATTCAGCAGCGTCTACACATCTCTTATACCAATCTTCAGTTTTGGTTTTTGTAGAAACTTTTTGAGCGGGGAAATATATTTGATTATGTGAACCTAATATATCCATTTTAATAAAATTTGTTGCAAAGTTAATATTTTTAAATAAATCAACCTAATTTTTAGTGATATTTTTGACTAATGTATAAACTTTACATTGTCGTTTTATAATATTTAATTTTAGGGTTTTTATATGCCTTATCCCAAAATGTATTGGATGTTACCGTTTTAATCTGTTTTTGTCTTGAATTTTGAGTAAGAGTTATACGATCTTCACGTAATATCATTAAGTAAATTAATGAAGAAACTCGGTCAGCATTTATTTCATTATTATAAGAAATAAGTTCTTGTATAAGAGCTGGAGATCGTATGGTTTGTAAATTAGTTACAATATCCTCTTCAGCTTCCTCATCCTCGTTAGCCGCATATGCTCTTTTTTCTAACCAGGAAAGTATCAATTCTATCCCCCAATTTATAACCGGAACTGAACCATGTGTGCCTTTAGATTGATTTCCAGTACCACCTCCTTTTACTAAACCCTTCTCTTTTAATACGTCTGGTTCATCGCATAATAAAAATAAACTATTAGAATTCTTCATATGTGGATAAAATCCCTTTAAGTTTCTTTCATAGTTACACATTGCATTATAATATAATAAACATCTACGCCACTGTTCATAAAAATCTTCAGTAAGCTTTGTTCTACCAGTGTATTCAACTACTATTTTATCTGTCCAACTATCTAAAATAAATCCTGATAAAAGAGAATGATCTACATCATCTCCTCCATCATTATCAACTGGGTCAAGTGAAGCTAAATATCTACCAAAAGGAGGTTTGCCAGAAGAATCAGTTTTTGGTAATTCCCATATTTCAATTGCAGTATCTAAAATATCTCCACGTCTATGAGGAAATTCACGAAGTACAGGCTTATCAGATAATGACCAATCTATCTTTCCATCTTTAATAAAAAATTGAACCTTCCAAGAAGCCTCTAATATTTTTTTATTTTGCTCAATCTCACCTAGTTGTTGACGTAAGTCTTCTATTGGGAAAAAATTTCCTTCTACAGTAAGAAATATATCTGATGGTTTTAACGGCTTGTTAATAATCTCAGCCATATACTTTCTTCTGTTACCAGAAGATTTAGCTTTATCAATTTCTTCTTCTATATATCTTTTAGAATTATCTTCATCTGTTATCATATTAGGACCCTTTTTAAACTTATTTATAGTATGAGTCCCAGGAATAAAAAAACCTATTTTTCCTTTATTTTCCCAAATATCTTCAAATGACAAACAGTTAAACTCTTCAGGATTGTAAAAAATTTCTTTTGTATAAGTAACAGCACCATGTGTAGAAAGACCACCAGTACCTAATCCATATATTACCAAGTTCTTATAATCAGAAGAAGCTTGAGTAGATTCAAGAGCTCCCCAAACTTCAACAAGATTGTTCATAAAACCAACCTCTTCTAAAAAGACACGATTAGGACGAGTTCCGTTAGCAGCTAATGGATCATCCATAAAAGTTCTATGATTTATAACAGATCCTAAATATGAAGATAACGTTTTTCCAGAGGCCAATGACCCAGAAAAACTAACATATAGTGGAGATGGATATATCTCTGAATTTATTATTTGTTTATCAGGAAGATGCTCCATAGCAATCTTAACCTTTTTTAACAAATCATCAGAATATTTACTTTCAATTGCTCCTACTACAGTATCTGATGTTAAAGGGGATTTATTGATTTTATTTTCAAGATATACATCATAATCAAATGCGCCATCAAAAAGAAAGTTATGAAGTATTAATGCACTAGACCAATAACTATTGTGAGTAACAACGAAATCTCTTGTAAGATAAGTATGATCCTTATTATCTACCATTATACAAGAAGATTCTTCTTGATAATCTAGCTTTTTAATATTTACAATAGATACCCAATTTTTTCTCTTCATTGGGCGAATGCGTTCTAGTTTTCTAGGTAATTTAAACACAGGAAGGTCTGTCCTCAAATAGGCTCTATATATTATACTTCTATAACAATCATGTCCTTTTATATTGTGTAATTGATCTGATCTATTATCAATTCCTTTCCTACATTGTATCCCTAAACTTCTAGCTACTTCAATTAGATCATCTACTAATGTTTCATTTGTATTAGTAAACTCTATACTTCCTTCTATTGTTATTGAACCATCTGTATCAAGTAATCCCTGTAATAATGACAAACGTTGCTCTATAGATCCTAATTTATATATTTCTGGAATAAATTTTTCAGAGCATTTTTTATTAATACCTAAAGAAACTATAGCATTATGAAGAGGATTTGTTTGAATTTTATCTTTTCTGATTTTACATTTGTCATCACCTATATATTTTAAAGTATAGTTGTTTGTTGTAGAAGTGTCATAATTTAGACTATATTTATATTCTAATAACTTATTGATTTCTTCTAGTATAAATAAGTCAGAACTAGACAGTTTTGGAGTGATTGTTGTCATCATTCCATCTCCTAACAATACTCCTAGTACATAAGGATCTATAGGTAAATCTTTCTCAATATATTCTACTGGACTATTATTTTTAATTTTAAACCTATATGAATTACCACCATTTTTTGTATGTTTATAGGTCAAACCAAGTTTTAATAAATCTTTAGTTTCTAAAACTCTTTTATTTTTACCATCAAAAACTTCCCATTGATGCTCTAAACCACATCTAACTTTTCTTCCATCGTGTAATTCGAGTTCATAAACATCATCCATTCCTTGATAAAAAACTTTTATAACTCTGGTGGGTAGACCATCTGAACCAACCACAAAATCTCCTTCTTTTATATTACCCATTATGGTATAACCAGTAGGAGTTATAAGTATTTCAGAATGAGGAAGTTGCTTGCCGCCTCCTCTCGCTTCAAGGTCTAATACATTCTTAGCCTGATTATTATATAATGGTTTGCCCATATCTCCAGGATGTATCTTCCTTAAATACTCTCTTGCTGGGACATATATCCTTTTCTTTACTTCATCTTCTGTAATCCAACCATATCTAAGTGCCTTTTCTTTTTCAGGACCATAGTTTCTATCACATGTATGAAGCGTATCATCACTAAAACCAGAAAAGCCCATAGCTTCTTCATAAACATATGCTTTCTCCCATTCAATATCTCTAAGCCATGGTCTACCAAGTTTTCTAGAGGCAGCTCCAGCTTCTTCAAATCTTATAGTATGAAAATTAACATAATAATATAAAGTCCCAGGCATCCATTTACCTGAGACCCAATAGCCTTCCACACACCTGCGTTTTTGTATTTTCCAATAGGTTAATCTATCATACTTTTGAGAAATTGCATGAAATTTAGGAATATGTGGTTCTATGAAGTTTGAGTTGTTAATCATATTCCCCAAAAATTCCTGATATAATAATATGAAGTATTTGTCATAAAATCTTCAAACAACCTTTTAACAGATGTTTCATAATCTCCATTTACATCCCGCTTTATAAAAAAATTACCTATTCCTAATTTTATTTGAAGTTTGCCATCTACTTCTTCTTCTTGAAATTGAATATTTTTGATATCTCTTTTCATACTATTAAGATACCTATCAACTCTACTTTTATTTATTTCTTTAGACTTCATTTGTTTCACTCATTGATTTTGGTTTATTACCTCTACCTCTTTTAATTTCATCCTCTTCTATTTCCTTTTTTATTTTTTGGAAATCAGAATACATTTTAGGAGTAGTACTAAAAGCTTTATCTAATTGTTCAGCTGTACCTTTGATTGTGACAAATTGACCTGTTCTTGTCAAAACGTTATCTCCATTGTCGTTTGTGGCATATTTATCAAAGTAATAATCTTGTGTTTTCAAGTATTTATCTCTTTTGAACATCAATTCCTCCCATGCCAAAAGAGACCGTTCTGCTTGAGTAAGTACTGATTGTTTAAACATACTAACAATGTCGTCGTAATCATCCCAATTAATATCCTTTTTTACAATATCCTTAGCTGCAAGTTCCCACTTATTTGGTAAATTATACATCGGGGAATCTCTCTTAACACAAAATGCTATCGCCCACATTATATTAGAAGAAAATGTTTTATTTTTCTCTTTTTTATAAAACTTATCAAATAGATCTATAATTCGAAAATGTGGAAAAGTCTCCCAAAAATTATTAGAACTATTCCATTTTTCAATCATGTTTTCATTCATAATAACTTTAATCTCTTTAATTTATTACTATTACTTGGATTAATCCTCACAATCATCAAATTCCTCTTCTTGATCTTCTCCACTATTATCAAGATTTTGTTGTTTTCTAATTTTAGCATTTTCTATTGCAAGTATTACTTTTTCAGAAAAATAAAATGTACCAAGATGTTTTAATAATATATTATGATAAGAATCTAAATTTGCCTTATCACCAGTTTCCATACAATCTCTTAAAAATTCAAATTGATGATAAAAGATATCTTCGACAAGCTGATATGATTTACCTGTTTCAGCAGCTACTTCTTTTATGATGTTTCTAACTAACAGTTGGGTACTTCTCATGTAATTTTTTTACATAGTTAAGTATTTCATCTAAATCTATTAATACATCTTCTACATTACCAGAACTATCTAATATGTACAATGCTACTTTTTTCACATCTTCATATTCTGTAGAAAAGAACTCATCGACAAGCTCATCATCTAAGAACATTTTTCTCTATATTAAAGTTAAATTCTATTTTATATGTATCTCCAGGAAATATTTGAAGCATTGTAACTAATCTACCTGTGTTATCAATTAATCCAGTCTTCCTGATAAGAGATAGATTATTATTAAACACATCTTCTTTCATCCCTATATATCCTCTTATCTCTTTTCTAGTAATTTTATTATTTATAACCCTCCACCGAACATCTTCTTCAAGATCCTTATATAAATAATTATAATACATTATACTAGATAACACGTCAAGTTCCTTATTGCGAAGTTTATCAAGAGGTGGAAAACTATGTAACACCTCTAATATTTGTCTAAAAAACTTCCTATCATCCGTTGCTATTGCCAACTTCATTTTTCAACTCCCTTATAAAATTTTCTAAAAAAAATCTTTCTTCTTTTGTATATCCATTTCTGAATCCTTTCTTAGATGCATCCTTATGAACTTTATCCATTATCCCCATAAACACTGACAATGTAGGAAATTCAGAAGTATTAGTTAATTTAAAAGAAAGACTGTCTTCTCTAGTTATCTCCATCATATTTCTTATTGTTTTTAATTAACGTCCAATACAGGGATAACTGAAGTTCTGTTAAGTTTTCCACAGTATTTCCCTGTATTGGCGTTAAAGGCGACTCTATTGCTGTCTTAAATTCTTCTCCATCATATAAGACTATATCTCCATTTGAAGTCGCATAAAGTTCTCCAACCACAAGTTTATTTGCCTTTTTTAGAGGCGATTCTCCGTATTCATATATAACATTAAAATTTTCCATTTGTGCAAAGATACAAAATTATTTTTAAATATCCTAATTTTTTGTTATTAGTACTGTTAAAAGACCATCCTCTAATGTAGCCAATGACTCAATTTTGTTAATATTGCTCGGTAAAGGATAAACATATATAAAAGGATCACAAAAGTGATTACCCTCGAATACCACTTTTAAATGCTCTTTGGACATTAATATCTTAAATACTTCTGTTGATTGAGCACCAGGTACTGCGAGGGTAATAACAATTTGTTTATCTGTCTCTTCTTCCCTATAATATTTCTCTCCGAGACCGAGTGTTTTTTGTAATTGATATATACCTCTTGTTAGCACTAAAGTCGTATTTTAGAGGCAAGTTCATCAGGGTCTATAAAATTATCAGGATGCACAGCAATCTGTACAGCACCTCTATGAATAAGCCCATATTGTTTTTCTGTACCATCTGGCATCTTTACAGGCCATCCATAAAACTTACCTGATATCTTAATCAATATATCCCCCTCTTTTATATCAGTAATTGATTCATGAGCATGCAAAACAATTGCATATGCATCAGGAGATTCTGCTCCTTCAGGCGTAATTATCATTCTTTTTTTAGGCTCTTTCATTTCAATAATCATATGCCCTTCTGGTAAAATTGATTTCTTAAGATCTTTAATTTTTTCCATTATCTACCTTGTTTATTATATGGTTTAACATAATTTTTACTATGCTTATTTTTACTATCTTTTTTATTAGCTTTTCCCGTCTTCTTGGAATTCGATTTGTAACTGCTCATCTGAGCTTTGTCCTTTACTGCCATTTATTTTATTTTTTTCATACCAACTTAAAAATACTAAATTACACATTGCGTGAGATAAATGAGATAATCCTGATTCAGGATCTATCTTTTCTCCATTTCTCCAGGAAACTATATGCCTCATAAGAGCTGCAAAATATCTCTCTTCAAAAGGTGTAACATTTTGCCAATTATTATCTCCGTACTTAGTGCTACCAAAACTAAGTATCTTCACTACATCTTCTATACACTCCATTGGTAGAAGATCCCAACGAAGTTTACCTGTATCATACTTTAGACCTGGCCCCATGCTACCAATGAATTAATATTATCAAACACTGGAATGTCGTTCTCTCTGGCGAGAGCTATTTCCCTTTTAGTTCCTTCTGAACTTCCCCAACCTGGGGTAAGAAACACTGCGTCTGACGCAAGTAACCATGGCTGAGAGTTATCAAAGTAATCATTGTATTCAAATCCTCCATCAACCAATCCTTCTAGAAAATCGATACAAGGAACATATACACTAAATCCTGCTGATCTTACTTCCTTTGCCGTTTTAATCATTTTGTGACAATTCTTAATGTATCCTACGGCTGTATCATTAAGCTTTCCTGCAATGTAAATTTTCTTCATTCTGTTTTTCTTTTTACTTCGTATACTTGCCCATGAAATGTAAAATGGGTATACCCTTTCAAATAAGCTTTTAAATGAGCTTTCTCAAAGTTTCTAGTTATTCTTATAACATCCTTATTCTGCTCAGGAGTAAATTCTTTAATTTGATGGCTTTTCATTATATTCCAATCGAGAATGCCATTAAATGTTTGCTTTTTTTCTTCTTCCATATATTTTAAATTTCAATACAAAGGTACAACATATTTCTAATATATGCAACAAAAAAAAGGAGAAATTTTTGTTTCTCCCTACATTTTTATTACTAACAGAATCTAGATAAGAATTACTAGACTTTATCTGTTTAGATAACATTATAAACTTTTATTTCAATTTTTCTATTAATTCCTTAACAGTAATATCTTCCGCCCATTGTGGAAATTCAAGTATTCCTTTTTTAAAAAGAATTCTCTCTTTTCTCTTTCTTATATTTTCTAATCTTTTAGAACTACAAGCTTTCTCAATTTTATCCTCTATCTCTTCTGGCTTGAGCTCATCATTTTTAATCTCTTCGGTTTTAATTTTTTCTATGAACCAATTTATTTTATTTTTATCTATTCCGGTTCTAGAAGCAACTTCCACTAATATTTCCTTTTCTAATAATCTATCCCCATAATTATTATAAAGAGCAGCAATTATCCAAAGAGGTTTATAGTGTCTTTTTTTAATTAATTTTTTTAAACTTGATATCCGCTTTCTAAGATCTACTTTAAATATATCGTTACTGGGTATTTCAAATTTTATATCACTTAAATCCTTATTTATATTATTAACATATAAAACTGTTACATCTTCAGTATTTCCTAATTTGTCTAAAAATATTACTTGATTTGGTCTTAAACTATCCCCATCTAATTTTATCTCTACGAAACTGATTAGCTTATCTTTTCTTAATAATAGATCTGGGTACCCAGAATCATAAGCTCTAAAAAGGGATCTAATATTATCATTAGAAGATATCCTATTATTTTTGATTTTTGAAGCATATCTAAAAAACACTTGATATCCTTGCTTCTTAAAGTATTCAGCAATACTCTTTTCAGTCTCTTTATTAGTAGATACTAATTGTTCTACTTTGTAACTTACTTTCCTCATAACTAATGAATCTTTACTTATTTATATAGTTTTTCCCTACTTAACAGAGAGTTAATTCATCAGTTATTAAAACTGAGCTACCTTAATTTTAAATCTTTTTCCTAACCAGTGCTGACCTATTTGCCTACCTCTGGACACTTCCATTCAATTGTTCTCTTCCTGTTAATTCAGGGACGTATACTACCGCCATCTGTGCCCAACAATTAGTACTTAAATTTAAAATCTCAGAGAAACCGCTCTTTATAAGCTGAGAAGCTCCCCTCTCTTCCATGTAAGGATACCCTACATTAATGAAATTTATGCAAAGATAATACATTTTTCGATAGCATCCAAATATTTTGATAAAAAATTAGCAATATATGAACTTTATTTGATAAAAATCTAAGATTCAATTTTAGAACTTAATATTTTTCTATAAAAAATACCCCCCTTTTTCTATATAAAATTTAGTACCCCCTGTAAAATACACCCCCCATGGGTTTTGGGGGAGAGGGATAGTGGGACTATTCCAGTCTACACCCCTACGGAAATTAGTGTTTGGGTTATACCCGATAGTGTTTTTTAGTATTAATTAAAATTGAGAAATTATGAAATTGAATTTCTTTACAGTTGAAAGTGGCAACAAAGTTTGCCCAACCTCAGAAGGTCTTATTGTTGCCAAAGGTGACATGAGTGATGAGGCTATCGCAGATGCACTCGAGAATGGTGACTGCAGAGTTGTTGAAGGTGAATGGAAAGGCAAACCTTCGAAGAGTATACTTGTGGGCTTTGGTTCACAGAATACTGTATCCATCGAAGTTAAGAAACTACAGGCTCGCAAGAGTACACCTGTAGTTGAGGTGGAGATTACATACCTTGACTAAGGAAAGAGGAGCTTTGCTCCTTTTTTCGTCGTAGGGTGGGTGGGTATCATTGGGCCAATATATCACCAAAGAAAGAGAAAAAGTAATATAAAAAGAGAAAGAAAGATTTAAGAATGTATATATATGGCTGTTCCAGCCAACATTGCTAACGCAATCCTTCCTCCCTTTACGGTTCCTTCCTAAAGGCGGAACCAAAGTTTATTTTTTTCCTTTATATCACCAAAGAACTCACCTAAAGTACTGAGAGAGAGAATGATACAGAGGGGAATACCCTTTCCCTTCCCCCTTTTTAATATATTTTACGATGTCCTTTTTATTCTCTCTCTCTTTCTTTTTATAAACTTTACTAAAACAGTTCTATTATGAAGCGGTAAGTATACATAAGTTCATATATTCATAATTATTGTAATGTGCCTCACAACAGGTACTAATGTTGTCGATGATTATTAGCCTGACGAGAAACGACTAATGATTATGAATATTAGTGGCGAACAAGCCTGTTATTTAAGTCGTAAGTTTTATAAACATTTACTCGGAAAGCCCACATACACGTAGCGCAGCGTGTACAATTAACTTGAGATCTATTGTGGCTGTGATCTCTTGTAAACTCCACCAGCAATGGGCAATTGGACAATCTACTGTGGTGAATAGCTTGGGTAGATATTTAAATTGAAATCAATAATACAATATATGAAAAGACTCTTTAAAATAAAAATATGTAGGTCATGGTTTTCAGATAAATTTGCTGTTATTAGATATAGCACAAATGGAATATTTTGGCATACTATAAAAGAATATGATTATGATTATGTTGAAGAATGGCCTTATTTTTCAAATATGTTAATATATATCTCAGATGTTCCTAATGTAATATCTAGATTTAAATCTTTAGCAGATATTAAAAATTTTGAAGATGAGGAACTTAAAAAAGTAATCAATCATAGAAAAGAGGTATCTGCTCGGAATAAAAAAGAAAAAGAACAAATAAAAAATATATACAAAAAATATTCATAGTATTTAGTAGTGATAACACTAATATGTGCCTCACAAAAAATAACCTAAACTAAAAATATTATGAAAAAAACAAATAAAATCCTAATTACCATAGGTATAATATTTATGATATTAGGTGTTCTATCTGATCCATCATCTCCTATTCTTTTAGGAGTAGGTGCTGGATTGATAGTAATAAGTATTTGGAAAGATTTTGAAGATTAATATTAATTAAACTACTGTAATCCTATGGGAAAAAACAGAAAGATTGAGAGTGTTGAATCACGTCTTAATCGCACATCGTTTGATGTTCAGCCTTACACGCAGGCAGTACACACTGCTCCTGCTAGAATTTTCAAAGAGAAGTATCTTACTAAGAAAGGTAAGAAACTTATGGCTCTCGCTACTACAGATAAAGAAAGAAAGATTATCCGTAGTAAATATGAAAAAAACAGATATGTAGCTAATCCTGAATGTAAGCTCTTTCGTAATCCAAATGGAAAAGTACGTAGAATTAAACATACATAATCATGGATAAATTAACCTATAATATGAAAAAGAAAAATCGTATACTAGCAATAATAGGTTTTATAGCTTTTATTCTTGGATTTATAGCAGAGCCTATATATGTTCCATTTGTATTTATTGGATTAGTATTAATAATATTTGGAATTGCACTTGAATATGAATAAAGTATTTAACATAGGAGATTTAGTCCAAAGCGTTAATTCAGGTAATATTGTCAAAGTGACAAGAGATGAAGGAAAAGATTCTTTTTTTTTCGCTGGAGAAGTTGTAATTTCTACTAAAGGTAAAGGATTTTCTTATTATAAACCAGGATATAAATCTAGTGAATGGATTAAAATGTTCTTTAAAATGTATAAACCAGTTTCATTTAATAAAATGAAAATAATATGAAAACATCAGTAAAAGGAGGAATTATGGCTTTTATAGTCATTGCCTTATGTATAATTATTGCTTATCTTATCTGGTCTAATCCGGGAACAATCATTAACTAACAAATATCTCAGAAGACTAAAAATTATTTGGTTGAACACAATTTAGAACCAGATTTTGTACCCCAATCCAGGGCGGTATGACTCATGTTATATTTGCCCCAGTGTCGTAATTGGTAGCCGAGACAGACTTAAAATCTGTTGATTCTTGTGGTCGTGGAGGTTCAAGTCCTCTCTGGGGCACACGTTTTTAATCATTTTAAATATTAACTAAACTGTAATGCTATGGATAAACTTACATGGGTACATATATTAGATATGCGTATGATTCAAGAATGTAATATTATCTTGAAATATAAATATACACGTAAAAGAATAAAAAAATGAAAAAATATTATGCTGAAATAATCGCAATAATAGTAATGTTATTTTTTATTTCTATTACTATATATGCTTGTATATTTTTATAAAATAAAATAAGATGCGAGATACAATTTTATTAAAAAAAGGTCAAAAAATACGTATAAAACCATTTGATCAATGTCTTGAAGAAGGATATATCTTCTCTTCTGATGAAGATGCATATTGGGAATTTGAAAATGTAAAAAATAATCCAGGAGCAAGTAAATCTATGACTAAATATTTTGGTGGTATTTATACATTTCTTAGTTATAGTTTTGACTATTACGTATTACTTAAAGAAATTCCTGGGTATGTATGGCCTATTGAGGTATTAGACCTACCTATGTCTTTATCTAAATTAAAAATATTATGAAAACTAAAAATGATTTAATTAATTGGTCAAGATTCTTTTTGTTTATAGTTATAATATTAGTTGTCAACATAATAGTATATTTAATGACAGCTTTTGTAACTTGGGAAGCTAATCCATCTTTTTGGGATATAAAAGCTAGATTTATAACTATACTTAGTATGGTAGTTCTTGACGTAGGAATATTGTTTTTATATTTAGATGAATCTTAAAAACCTACAAATATGAAAAAAGAAAAAGATTATAGTACATTGATTGTAATAGGGCTGTTAATGGCAGCAGGTATAGTGGCTTACATAATGTGGACTAATCCTGGAACACTATGAAAAAGCTATTGTTTATATTAGCTATCGCATGTATATTTTCATGTGAACCAATGGAATCTCCTGTGGATAAATGTGTAACATGTACAATACATGTATACAGTCCATCTAAACTGATGCCTGACAGGTATTCAACTAAAGAACTATGTACAGATGAAGAAAAAGCTAAATATCCAGTAGGAGTGCATGCTTCAATTGCTTGTGATGATTGTAGAGTTCAAACAGGATGTATATGAAAACATTTCTTGTTATTTTATTGATTATTGCTATTATATTATTTATAATATATGGGCAATATATAGAACTTAAATACAGAGAAAGTAAAAAAGCTTTGTTAAATGATCTGAAGACATTTTCTTATTTTGTAGGAAATTGTAAAATCACTTCTGAAAATAAAGAATTAATATTAACTCGTATTAAGGAATATCGATCTAAAAATGTTCTTTATGAATCTAAAGAATATAGCGATCTAATATTTGACATATTTACATTATATGTTAAAAGATTTTATAAGACTGAGACTACTCTTTAAGCTAGTCTACAGGGGTGCGTCTGTTCTAACGCACAAGATGATATTTCACACCAATTTGTTTCCGATTTTGTTTATTGGTGGAGAGTATAAATCTGATATATATCAGAGGTGGCAGCATATATTGTTGATTGTTTATTGTGTATTAGGGTTAGAGATTTAATTATAATTGTTTTATTATGCAATAATATATGCCTTAGTTATAGTAATATATCTAAGTAGCTAGAAATAGCATTGTGCGAGGGATAGGATGTCTATCCCTAATACTTTAAATAATAATGTTATGAAAATTCTATGTATAAATGATAGACAATTTAATATTAATAAAAATAAATATAGTATTAAAAAAGCAAAATCTATTACTAAAAATAATATATATACTATAGATAAAATAGAAAAAGTAAATGGCGAAAAACACTATTGGATTACAACAGATAGTGGTTGGAAAAATTATTATCATCATAGCAGATTTATAAAATTATCTTTACCAAACAAACTAAAATTACTGTAATGAATTCAGAAAAACAAGTGGCACTGACTGTAAAATTCAGAGGTGTCCAAACCTCACGTGGGTTGTATGACTATTACAAAGTTAAGACATCAGAAGGTGTCAAAGAAGGAATTGTTACTGAAAAAAAGCCAACATTTTCAGCAGTATCTAAACAAATGATTCTTAAAGAACATTTTATAGAAGCCGCTTTAGAAGAAGCTCCATCGTCTATGAAAATGAGACCAGAACAATGGAAAAAACTTTCTGAAAATAACAGAATTGGACTTCATGTTGTTAGTCTGGTAAAAGAATTATATCCAGATCGTATAGGATATTCATACGAAATAATATAAATTAAAATCCTAGGAATAAAGTATAATATTGAAATTGAGGTCGTTGAAAACAATCCTTATATTTGATATAAGAAAGTGAGTATATCGAGAGTGAAAGTAGAATATTAACTTTTAGGTGATAGCGGGGTAGAGCAGTGGTAGCTCGTGAGTTTCATAATCTCAAGGCCGATAGTTCGAATCTATCCCCCGCTACTAGTATTAACTATAAATATAATATTTAAAAATATGTTTACTTCATACCCAACTAAAATATATACTTCGAATATTAAATATAGAAAATATATTGAAAAAGTATTAGGAATTGATGACAGATATCATTATTTAAATGAATTATGCAGTAAGTGTGGATACCCAAGAGGACCTCATTATTATCTTAATGGCAATACTTCCATATGTCCAACAAAAGAGGATGTAGAAAAAGATAGATATGGAATGTTTGAAAATCCTAATCTAATACCTGAGTTTTATAAATCTCTTACTTTAATTAAAATATTATAATATGTTTACACCATATAGACCAGAAAGAATTCATTGTCAATATTTTGATAAAATACATGACTTTGAAGATTCTGATTTTACAATGAGCAAGCTATGTAGAAAATGTGGTTATCCATATGGTTTACATTATGGAAACAAATGTCCTACTCGAAAAGATATTGCAGATAGAGAAATATTACCGGAATTTCATTTAAGTATTGATAAATCATTATTAAAAGTATTATGAAAGCAAAAACTAATTTATTCTATCCAAACACAAAATTAGAATTTACTAATTCATGCTTAAAAATACATGTATGTTTATGTATATCTAAAGATGTATATATTGTATTAAAAAATTTGGGTAAAAGATGTAAAAAAACAAAATATCGTTATACGGTATCTTTAATTTTTGCCACTAAAGATTACTCTAGAGACAATATTATACGAATTCAGGACTTTCTCCTTACTCAGTTAATGAAATTGATTAGAGAGGCTAAAAAAGGTATGTTAGAGCAATCTATTAATAATTTATCAAATGAATTAAATAGAAAAGTTAAATTTAATCACGATCAACAATTAAAATTATTTTAATTATGAGTATTCCGACTCACATAAGAATGAGGGAGATTGAATTAGGTGAAATATCTAAACCTAGATCTAAACATATCCCAATTGTTCATGAAGATGAAATATCTGGTTTAAGAAGAGAACCAAAAGAAAAAAAGATGTTGTATTTTTATAAGTTTAAATATGAAATACAATCACCAAATGGTATACCTACTTCATTTATTACGAAAGAAGGGGAAAAAGATATTCATGTTAAATGTAATACTAATCTATCTAAAGCTGAAGTTGATAAGATGGCATTAAAAAAACTTGAATCATCTTTCTTTAGTAATGAACGATTAATTGATAGCAAAATACTATTCAAGAAGAAAATATTTTAATGGTGCTGTCCTGTGGTGTAATTGGCAACACGTCTCACTTTGAATGAGAAGAGTTCAAGTTCAAATCTTGGCAGGACAACTAAATGTGAAAAGCAGCATAAAAGATGCCAAAAAAATTCATACAATGAAAGTAAGCATAGTTATTCCGACGTACAACGCAGGGCGCAAGATCGTCCGGGCGTTACATTCTGTGTGGCAACAGACAGCGTGGCGGAAGGGCCACACCTACGAAATACTAATCTGTGACGACGGATCAACCGACAACTCTATAGCGTTCGCCCGTCTGTACGCTAACGTCCGCATCTTAGCCTCAGAGACAAACACCGGAGGGCCAAACGCCGGACGCAACCGGGGCATACAGGGAGCCACAGGGGATGTGATTGCATTCTTGGATCAGGACGATGAGTGGCTGCCTAATAAGATTGAGAAACAACTTGAACAAATCAAACAAGGTTATGAGTTCATCTATTCATCGTGCCGTAAGGAGTTGGAATAAAAGCATGGCATGGCCGTACATCAGCTCAATCATGGTCGTCAATCATGACGTTCCGCTGTTTTCAGACCCGCAGTGTGACTACCAGTGGGTGCTGGACGTAACAGAAAACCGCAACTGCAAAGAGATATCCCCGTGTGTTATCCGGTGGGTTGACGGCAAGAACCTCAGTCTCGACGGCGATTACCGCCGCAGGGATTTCTCAATCATCTACGATCAACTCAGGCGTGACGGTGATAAGGCCGGAATCCGTCGGCTGTTTGCCTCATATGGTAAATACTTCTACAAGATGCAAGACTATCAGGCTGCAAGGCATTACTTCTACCGGAGTGACCGGAGCCTGAAGAACATCATGTACATCATCACTTCTTTCTGCCCTCCCGTTGCAAGGTGGGTAGTAAGGAAGTTCAACGTGTTTGGATAATCACTAACAACAACTGCAATGGAGCAAAATGAAATTACAAAAGAACGTTACGCCCTAAAGTTGCTAAATGCAATGGAGGACGCTGACATGACCAACTCCGAGCGGGTAAAGCACAAGAGATGAAAAGAGAAGAATTACTTACAGATGCGATGCTGTTTTTTTCTCCGAATGAGAGAAGCATAACAGTAGAAAATGGAGCAAGATATTACCGGGAAGATGTTGTTTTAAAAGCAATGGAATTAGCCGGTAAAGAAACGCCACTCCCTCCCGCCGAGGGTGCGGAGGAGATTTTACATAAATATGTTCACACAATAAATAGTGATGGAACGTCCTTAGTTACATTTATGGGAGCTTTAAAAGCCATGCGTGAGTTTGCCGCCCAGCAGAAGCCCACATCATCGGCCACGGCAGAGGAGATACTTCAAAAGTATATGGACATGAGTATGATAATATGCCCTCTCCATGTAGTACCCAGAACCGTTGCGTTGGATGCCATGCACGAGTTTGCCGCCCTCCAAAACAAGCCCCAGCCGACAGCCGAGGGTGCAGAGGAGATAAAAACACTGGTAACACAATGGGAACAATTCAAAAATGAAAGATGGTGGAATAGTGAAGCCATTGATGTATTGGCGGTTCTTATAAATGAATTTTCATTATCTGCGGGTTATTCCTTACGCCATGATGCCACCCTCCACGCCCAGAAGATAGCCGATAAGATGGTGGAGGAGAGGTTAGAAATCGAGCTGATAAAGTATGATACATGGTTATGTTCGCATAGTGACGTTGTAATATCAAAGCACTACAATATTAATGAATACCTTAAAAGCAGAGAGAAATGATAAAAGAAGTAACAATGTTTGCAATGTTCTGCGATAACTGTGGCAAACAGTGCGATGATGAAGACGCTGGTATTTGTGCGTGGAGCGATGAAGTAGGAGCAAGGGAATCGGCTTGTGAAAGCGGATGGTATAACGATGATGATAAATACTATTGCCCTGACTGCTATTCTTTTGATGATGATGACAACCTTGTACTTAAAACTATTGAGCCATGACACCATCAGATAAACTCAGAGAGATAGTTGAGAAGACGTTTCCGCTTTTTGGATCAAGACTTGACGAATGGAGGGAGGTGGAGCGAGACAGGCTTCTTTCCGACCTCACCGCCCTCATCAGCGAACACTATGTAGAAAAGAAAGATGCAGGCTACCCGCTTGAATTTGTTGAGTGGCTGATTAAAGATCAGGAGATATTCTTCGGTGAATTAAATGAGGAGTATATACTCAATGATAACATCCATATAGGAGGACGTAAATTACAAACTATTGATGAACTTTATGAATACTGGAAGGAGAACGAGCAATGAAGAAAATAGGGATGTTGCGAGTTATCAGAAGAATACGGAATATTCCACGATTTATAATCGAATCATTTACATGGGAATACGAAAGCTGTATAATATGTGGTAATAGTTTTCGGATAAGATGGCAAGTAAAAGATGAATTATGGCAAAAGGTTATGAACGTTACAGATGAAACAGGAGGCTCTTTATGCTTGGATTGTTTTATCAAAAAAGCTGAACAAAAAGGAATCACCATAAATCAATGTGACATAGAAATGGAAATTTTTAAAACTAACGAGCCATGAAAGAACTAACAAGAAACAAACTCCTTGCTGCATGGCAATACTGTGATGATGAGGACAAATCAACAGAATTTATGATACAATTTATGATGGATAATGCGAAGGTTGATATGGATTGTGTTGTAAATTTTATTGAGAAAACAACTGATGAAGAAAGAGTTGAATGGCTTAAAAACATAAAGCAATGAAAGAACTTGGAATAACAAAGGGAGAATGGCAGTATCGTGACCATTTTTCAGACGGCATAATTGAAACAGAAGAAACTATTATTGGGCATTTAATGAAGTGGGGTAGCCCTGAAGATGAGTTGCAGTCTAATGCCATATTAATCATTGACGCCGGTAACACCGCCCAGAAGTGTGGCTTACTACCCTCTGAGCTACTTCGGCAGCGGGATGAACTGAGGGAGGCGTTTAATCAGATGAGACAGTATTGGAGTTTAATTGACAGTGAGGCAGATGCGGAGCAAATAGCAGGGAGTTTGTGGGAGGTATTAGCAATCGCTGAAGCCGCAATCAAAAACACAGATGGTTAGCGGCAGCGCTTGCACCTAACGGTCGGCAATATGAAACGGTTGCCTTGTAGTTCGTTTCACAATATAGATGCAGTTTCTGGCAACTGTTTTATATTGCTTGTTATAGCCAGTTAATTTTTAAAACTATGTATAAAAAAGTAGAAACAGACAAAAAAGCCGTTTTAAATAACGGAGTAGAATTTACACCAGTTGCAACATTAGAAAGTGAAAACGGTGGTAGATGTCAAATTAGTATTGATGACCATTGTTATAAGTTATCGTTAAAACAGGAAGATGGGACATATAAGACAACCCCATATATTTTTCCAGAGGCTTTTTTGGTTTTACGAGAACTACCTGAATTGACTATGCCTTAATTGGCTATAACTATGTTATATGTACACTAAAGGTTAACATATAAAACCATGGATAGAAAATAAAAACACCGAGAGATGAAAGAGAAGATCGACGAACTCCCAATCATGATTTGCGAATGCAATTCATACGAACATCAGATTCATGTTTGGCATGAACCCGAGAGTGATGAGCTATATTTTGAAATACATCTTACTACCCGTCACGGCTTACTTTGGAGGTTATGGCGTGCCTTTAAGTACACCTTCGGCTATAAGTCGAGATATGGAGATTGGGATGAGTTTCTCATGAAGCCGGAGGACAGAAAAAAGTTGCTTGAGTTTTTAAAACAAACGGTGAGATGAAAGAGAAAATACCAGAGGAACTCCGCAAAGAATTTGAGCAGGCAGTCTTAAATGCGGATTTGGATCATTGGATGGTGGATAACGATCGCCAATTCTTAGATAAGATTTGGGACGCAGTTGACAAGCTGTTCAATCAGGAGGTGGAGAAACGGATGTTAAAATAAACTATAAATTTAAAAATTAAATAAAATGCTTAAATGTAATTCAAAAAATCCAAAATTTAAAAATCTTACAATTGGCAAAAATTATGAAGGAACGCTTGATGGTGATTTCGCTGAAGTAGTAAATGATGCTGGAGTTAAATCCAAGTATCATAAAAAATATTTCAGTGAAGTTACTGAAGAAACAGAAGTTAGTGAAACTATATTATCATTAAATGATATTTTAGATAGATTAAATATAACAGTTTCAGGAGAACATGAAGATGAACGTGTTATTCAAGTAGTATATAATAATAGAATTAATAGTTATGTTTATGTTGAAAGTGCACAAAACACTTGCGGGATATTAGAACTTGATGGAATGAATAATATTGCAGATTTAACCAGTTCTATTATAAGAGATCTTAATACTTCTACTATTAAAACTACATCTGTTACTGAATCTGAATTATTTAATGCTATTATGATTCGTGTTTTAGATTATATTTCTGAAGAACATAGTGAACCATTTTATATGCTTACTACAAATAGTCCTGATTCATCAATATTTTCAGTATTTACTGAAAAAGTTACTAATACATATGGTTGTTTCAGATCTCTCCCAAAAGAAAATCCTAATAGCGGAAACGATATAGCTGTTTGGCTTATTGACATTGCAGAGTTTTTTAGAAATTAAATAAATAATAAAATGTTTAGAATTAACGGTTTAACAATAAAGTTTCAGCATAATTATATATATCATATAGATTCTCATGGTCATAATACCAAGACACCTGTTTCTACAAAAGCTGTAATAATTGATAAAGATGGACAAGTAGTTGCTGAAAAAGTAGCAATATGTTCATCAAAAGATACTTTTGAAAAAGCGAAAGGTCGTAAAATTGCTTTATCTAGAGCTTTAATGGCTTCTCATTTTTCTAAAGAAGAAAGAAAAGAAATATGGAACAGATATTTAAAAAAAGATGAATAAAACAAAAGAATTATTTGAAGAGACATATACTATTTCAAAAAATTCATGGAGATATAACAATTTGATGAAAGTCAAATCTAAAACAGATGAAGGAGACCATTATAAAATTGTCTTTTTTTCTGTAACAGAAACTTATAGCTCCATAAAAGAAAATCGTTTAACGTATATCTTGCCAAAATGAAAGTAGGAATAGTAGGTTCAATCAGGGGAGATATACTGGGTATCCCTCTTTCATATGCTGAGTATATTAAATCTGTTTTGGGTGGAGAAATAATTATATTATCTCAAACTAGTTCTATCCAAGATCTTGATTTATTAATACTCCCAGGTGGAGCTGATGTAAATCCTGAAAGATATGGGGCTATTCCTGATTTTAATACTGGTACTCCTGATATATTAAAAGAATATTTTGATATTCATCATTTACCCTTGTATATATCAAAAAAAACACCTATCTTTGCAATCTGTAGAGGATTCCAAAGTATTAATACTTTGTTACATGGAACATTAATACAAAATATGTATCATGAAACTAATACAAAGGATAACCCTTATGATGCCGTACATCCAGTATTTGATTATAAGGATAAAAGCAGAGCAGTATTTAAAGTAAATAGCAGACATCATCAGGCTATTGATATATTAGGAGATGGATTAATACCTTTGTTACATCATAAAGATGAAACAATTGAAGCTTTTTGGCATAATGATTTGCCAATATTTGGGGTACAATGGCATCCAGAAGATTTATACGATATAGATTCAACAGAATGGATTAAAAACAAATTAAATACAATTATGGAGAAATAGAAATGGAATTTTCGTGTAACATTGATGAGTTAGATGAGATGGGTTTAACCTTTACCGAATATCTTATATTATTTAGTATTTACAATCAAGTAATATATAAAAATATACAGATAAATGAAAAGGTTTATGAGCAGTTGGAAAGAAAAGGTTACATTAGAAAAGAAGAAGAAGTTTATGTATTAACAGACAAGGGATTTGATTTTTTTGTCCCGCCAGAAAACTTATTTGCAGAATTTATAACAACTTTTCCGACAAGAGTAGTAGATCCCATTAATGGAGCAGTTAGAATTTTAAGTCCAGCTAAATCTGAAACAGTAGCTGGTAAAAAACTGAAACATAAATGGGATACTGCTACTAAAGGAAGATTAGAAACACAAAAACATATATTAGCATGTTTAAAAGCAGAGATTCAACATAGAACAAACACAAATAGTCTGCAATGGATGAGAAATGCAGAAACATGGTTAAATAATGGAACTTGGGAAGATTTTGAATATCTTCTTAATACACCATCTCCAACAATATCCTCTAAAGATATACGATTATGATAGCAAATTCTGTATTATCACAAATTCGTAAAAATAGAGAAAGAAGGTTAAATGGAGAATTAATTGCAATACCTTGGAGTCTTAGTAATTTTTCAACTATAGTTCCAGGTGTAGAACAAGCTAAAATGTATCTAATATCTGCTAATCCAAAAGCAGGTAAATCTCAATTATGTGATTTTTTATTTGTGTATGAACCATTTGAATGGTATTTACGTAATAAAAATCATCATATAATACCAAGAATCTTATATTTTTCTTTAGAAATGTCTCGTCAAAGTAAGATATATCAAGCTATGTCTTATAAATTAAATAGAGATTACAATATTGTTATTTCTCCTCAACATCTTAAATCAACATTTGCTGATTATATATTAGATGAAAGAATTCTTAATATAATAGAGTCAACAGAATTTAGAATATGGTTAAAAGATTTTGAGGAAGCAGTAACATTAATAGATAATATAAGAAGTCCAAATGATATATATGACTATGTAAAACATTATGCATTAACTCATGGCAGATTAAATGAAAAAACAGGAGAATATTTTCCAGATAATCCAGATGAATATGTTATAATTATAGTAGATCACGTATCCTTGCTTACTCCAAATAAAGGAAACAGTTTATTTGACGCTATATATGATTATTCAGCATATAAATGTTTGGAATTTAGAGATAAATTTGGATACACTCCTGTTATTGTTCAGCAACAATCAGCAGATTCAGGTAAACAACAATTTGATTATAGAGGTAATTCTATAATAGAAAAAATAAGACCTAGTCCTGATGGTTTAGCTGATTGCAGATTAACTTCAAGAGATACAAATATAATGTTAAGTTTGTTTAATCCTACAAGTTATAATTTATCTGAATATGAAGGATTAGATTTAAATAAAATAGGAAGATGGCATAGAGAATTATATTTAAACCTCAACCGTGATGGTTTGAGCAATGTCCAGGTTCAGTTGTTCTTTAATGGAGCATGTAATGAATTTATTGAATTACCAAGACGGATGATTGATAATAAAGAAGTGTATAATATGATAGAAAATAAGGTTAAATCAATAAAAATGTAAAATGGAACTACCAACAGAAAAAAGAAAAGTATTAAGACAAAATCCCAAATTTATGGTAATCTTTGGGAAACCCAAGGTAGGGGGAAAAACTACAGCAATGTCTCTATTAGAGAATAATCTAATAATTGAAATGGAAGATAGAGGAGCTGATTTTGTATCAGGTCTTGTAGTAAATGCTGCAACAACAAGAGACTTATTTGAAATATATGAAGCTATAAAAGCTGCTGGAAATCCATATAAATATATTACTTTGGATACAGCTACTGCAATGGAAGATAATATTATTCAATCTCTTGCTGCTAAATTTTATAAAAGCACTCCTATGGGAAAAGCTTATACAGGAGATGATATAAGAAGGCTTCCACAGGGTGCAGGATGGACATATTGGCGTCAGGCATTTAATTATATTATTGATATGTTTACTCCTTTATGTGATTGTTTGATTCTTGTTGCACACTGTAATGAGAAACAAATAGACAAAGAAGGAAAAGAAATGTATGAATTTGAACTTGATTTAAGTGGTAAACTCAAAAAGATTATTGCAGCAAGAGCTGATGCTATTGGGTATACCTACAGAAAAGGTAATCAAACTATTATTAATTTTAATGGTGGTAGCGATTTTATAGTTGGAGCAAGATCTGAACATTTAGCTGACAAAGAATTTGTTCTTGTTGAAAAAACAGAAAAAGGTTTTATTCATAACTGGGATCAAATATTTATAAACAAATAGACTATGGAATATTTTAGTAAACTAACAATTGACAAAGAAAAAAAAATATTAATTTTAAATGAAGAAGCTCTTCAGAGTTTAGATGCTGACTCTGGAAATGCTAAAATAATAATATTAGCACCTTTAAAAGAAGAAGGTGCAGATGAAAAAGCACTTTATCTCATTAATGTTAAAGGATCTAGTATCGGTTCTGATAAAGAAGAAAATAAATATTTACAAGAAATTTTTCCACTTGATAAAGTAAGATCAATAGAAATAATTAATGATGAAGAACCGCATGGTATCGTTAGTATTTCAGATGATGTTATTAAATCATTTGAAAAAGTTTTTGGAGACAAAGCTGAAGAATTTAAATTGGCATACCAAGAGAATGTTGTTGGAGATATGAAAGCCCTTAAAGACATTTATGGAGTAAATGGAATTTATCATAAAATAACTAAGATAACGTTTAAAAAAAATGTTATTGGTAAATCAAATGATGTAGAAAGTGTTGAAGAGATAGTTAAACTTACAAAAACAGAAACAGTATGAGTTATGAAGTAAAAAAAGGTGGGGCTTATAAGCCAATGGTTATTACGAGTGAAAATGCAATTAGTGAAGGTAGATATCTTAACCGTATCGAGTTTAGAAAAACTGAGAAGGCTAAGTGGTTAACATTGGAGGTGAAAGATAAAGATGGAGGTATAGCAAGAAAGTCCTACTTTGAGCCCAAAATGGGTAACTTTATAGACACACCTGAAAAACTTGCAAAAGAACAAGGTAAATTTAGTGGAGTAATGCGTAGCTTAACAAGAGCTATGCTTTCTGATAATTATGAAACTGGTAAAATAGATTCTTTTGAAGAATTTTGTCTTAAAATACAACACGATATTCCTGATAGTCTTTTTAATAAAGAACTCAGAGTAAAATGTATTTATGACAAGAATAACAATCCTTCACTTCCTAATTTTGGGGTAGTGTTTGAAGATCCTACAAAAGTTCCTCTTGAACAGAGTAAAATAAGAATATCAGATAGAGATATAGTAGAAAAAATAGAAGTAGACGAAGATGTTGCAGATGTTCCTACTACTACAGCTCCTATTACGAAAGATGATTTACCTTTTTAGTAATAATTAAAATTTGATTATGGTAAGTATGGTAGCTTTAATTGGATTAGAGTCCTGACTTTTAATCAGGGGGGTGTGGGTTCGAGTCCCACCCATACTTCTGAAATATTTAAGGTCCTGAACTAAGCGGTAAACAGGTTAAATTATACCGGTCTGGCAAATAAGCTGAAAAGTCGATCAACCAGCAAAGTAAATGCTCCTCATGCCTGTAAGGGTTTCGACCAGGGAGTATGAGCCTGATAAACAAAGCCTTAAATATTCTATGCTTCCTTAGCTCAGTTGGTAGAGTGTCTGATTTGTACTCAGAAGGTCGTAGGTTCGATGCCTGCAGGAAGCTCTAAAAAATAAAATATGTATGAAATTTCTGCTGATTTATCAAAGGAGAATCTATTATCTAGAATAGATAGTTATAGTATATTTAAATACTATTGTCCTAATTTTAAAAAAATAAATAAACCATTTAAATCACCTTTCCATGAAGACAAGCACCCAAGTGCATTTATTATATATTATGAAGGTGATTTTTTATTTAAAGATTTTGGTGGAGACTCTTTAAGAGCTATAGATTTTGTAATGAAAATGTATAATCTTTCATTTAGAGATGCTCTTGAAAAAATAAATTATGATTTTGGATTAGGATTAAGTGGAAAAGAAGGAACTAATGTTGAAATTCCTGAATTAGATGATACTATAGTATACGAGAAAACTACATCCATTATTAAAATAAAAAGAAGAGATTGGAACGAAAAAGATTTATCCTATTGGGGCAGCTTTGGAATAGGATATAAAACTTTGAACAAGTTTAATGTAGTTCCGATCTCTTACTTTTCTATTAATGAATATATGTATAAAGCTGAAGAATTGGCCTATTCATATGAGTATTATTGGGAAGATAGTATATTTAGAAGAAAAATATATCAACCACTGTCTAAAAATAAATGGTATAGTAATGGAGGAAATGTAGTTCAAGGAGAAGGAGTACTTCCAAAATTTGGTGAATTGTTAATAATAACATCGTCCTTAAAGGATGTTATGACATTATATGAATTAGGATACATTGCAATAGCTCCTACATCTGAATCTACTTTTGTTCCAGATACTTATTTTGAAAAACAACACAAAAGATTTAAAAAGATTATTCTTTTTATGGATTCTGATACTACTGGAATAAAACGTAGTTTAGAATTAAATAGAAAATGGGGGTTAGACTATATTTTAATTCCAAAGGAGTATAATAAAAAAGATATATCTGATTATAGTAAAACATTTGGAAAAGAAATGACTAAATTATTATTAAAAACATTAATAAGATGAGGTATTTAATTAAAGACAAACTTTTTGAAATATTACTAGAGTTTTCAAAAGGTACACCACATTATTCTTTAGATGTAATTATTATAAAAAAAGTACCAAAACCATATGTAGGACATGGAAAAATATTTCAAATATATGATGAGGATAATGTAGTTGCAGTTACTGTAGCTTCTGTAAGATCTTCTGAAATTAATACTACTTCTAATGAATTAGAAATATATTTAAATGGAGTAAATGATCATATGAATAGTTCTACAATACATGCAACATTATGGAATCTACATAATAAAGATATTTATCATATTTTTAAATTACTAAAACAATATTCATGTAATTCTTTTAAAAAATTAAAATATTATGATATTTAAGTTAGGTGATATAGTTAAAGTTACAAAGAAAGAATATACATATGGTAGGTATGATATAATCTTTAAATTATTTAATTTTAAAAATGAAGAAATAAATGAATGGAATAACTATTCTAGTAAAGAAACTGAATTATTTCAAATAACAAATTTAATTGAACATCCTCATCAGTATGAAGAAATTAAAATAATATTATATAAAATAGTTGGATTAATAACACGAAGAGAATTTTTAATAGATCAAAGAGGTTTAAAATTAATAAAATCTTATAATTTTAAATTAAAAATAATATAAATGAAGAAATTAGTAACAGTTTATGGAAGTCTTTTAAAAGGACTTGGAAATTGGCATTGGCATCTTAACAATCCTAATTCCAAGTTATTAGGAGAACATACTTTAAATGGTGGTTTTGTAATGGTATCACTAGGAGGATTTCCTGGTCTCATTCCTGATGAAAAATCAGATTCTAAGGTATTTGTAGAGACGTATGAAGTAACAGACGATGTATATAGAAGTATAGAACATCTTGAAGGTTATCCTCATTTCTATGATAAACAAAAAATACAAACACCTTTTGGAGAATCTGAAGTATATGTTTTAGGAGATAATTACTATAGAGAACATGCCTTAGTGCCTGAAACAGATGGTGTTGTTAACTGGAGAAAATATAAAGGAAGTTATGAAACCTTTTAAATACAGAGAAGGACAAATAGTAAAAATTATAAATGGTGGATTAACATATCCAAGGTATAGAAAATATTTTATCTCTATGGGTTTTAAAAATCAACAATATAATTCTTGGAGTAGATGGTATAATTATATTGAAGATTGCAATGAAAAATTTATAATAGATAATTATGATGTACATGAAAATGGATTTACTCATATGTATAAAATAACTTGTATAAGTAATCCAGATATAGAATTTTTAATTGAAGAATCTGGAATTAAATTAGTAGGTATGTTTTTTAATAAAATAAAAATAATATGAATATGAAAGAATTAAATATAAATCAAGAACTTAGAGATAAAATTATATTTAAGGAAAATCTTCCAAAATATATGGGAGGAATTGCACATTTTGAACATTTAGGTATATGGGATTTAGAAGAATTGATTAAAAATAATTTTATTGATTTAGAAGATTCCCAAAACAATTCTCCAACAGCCAAAGAATTTTATGAATTTATAAAAAACAATGGTTTTACTGGAGACTTTCATGGATATGTTGTAGATAAATCTAGATCTGATTATAGGGTAACTATAGAAGGTATAGAAGTGAATTCAGAAATTGAAATAGATACATTAATACAATTTTCAAATTTATTTAGAGATGCTGATGAATTTATTTGTATTGCTAATCATTTATATTGCTGGTATGATTAATAAATATAAATAATATGAAAAAATTATTTTGTACTATATGTGATAGTTGTAGAAAACTATGTGAAGGCCCATTTAAATATGAATTTGTAACAAAAATTACTAAATCTTTAAATTTAAAATTTATATAATGTACGCACAAGTAAGAACAAAAAATCCAACTGCTGCTCCTCTTAGAAGGAGTATTATTGTTCCTAGACGTTCTGTAGTAAGACTCGGATCTAGAACTGCCACTGAAGCCTGTTTTCCTGGCCGTAGAGACATTATAGAGGTTAATACAGTAGATAGTATTGAAAACAGTAGAGATAAGCTTAGAATGAAAGAATGCTTCTCTAGATTTGATGTACCACAAGCTGAGTGGTGGAGAATATCTGAAATTCCAGAAAGATTAGAATTTCCATTAGTAGGAAAGCAAATAGTAGGTTTTAAAGGGCATGGAATGAGATTAATTGAAAATGAAGAACAATTAAGAACATTTCGTACAACCCATCTGAGTGGTTACTTTATAGAGAAATTCTATAATTATGCTCGTGAATACCGATTACATACTACAAGAGATCATGTATTCTTATCATGGAGAAAACTTAGAAGATCTGATGCCACCGAGAGGTGGTTTTTTAATTCTACTAACTGTAATTGGGTAGGAGAAGCTCATGAATTATTTCAAAGACCTGATAATTGGAGTGAACTTGAAGCTTCTGCCATAAATGCAGTAAGAGCAGTTGGTCTTGACATTGGTGCTGTAGATATAAGAGTACAATCAAGAAGCAACCCAGATTATATAGTATGTGAAGTAAATAGTGCTCCTGCGTTGGGAGATATTGGAATTGAAACATATAGAAACGAAATTAGAAATATAATAATTAATAAAAGCAATGACAGATAGTTATTTTTTATACAAATATAAATCTACTGATAAACAGTTTAATTTTAAAGCTTTTGGATGTTGTGAAACATCAGGTTCTTGGTTCAAAAGCATTACAGTTCCTGATGATGAAACCTCTAATGATGATTTTATTGTCCTTGAGTTGATTTCTATAAATGAAATAAAAAACGAAGCGTTAAAAGATCCAATAATAATAGAAGAATATTTATTATTAATTTCGGAATTTTTAGATATTCCTATTAAAAAAATAAATAATCCTGCTGTAAGTGATATAAGCAATCCACATTATAAATTTTCCAGCATATCTGAAGAAGAATGGAATCAAAATTACCTATGTTTTCAGATTGGTAAGTTTATGTCAAATAAACATTTTGTAGCAATGCATACTCTTATCAGATATTTATGGTATGAATATGATAATGTTATTAATGCTTCTGTAAATTTGAGAAGACTTTTTCCAGAAATTCCAATAGAAGATGTATTTGCAATAGCTCATTCTTTTCAGGAAAGAAATCATAGAGCATTAACTGGTAAAAATCAATTAGATACATTAGGTTTCATATATTTTAGAAAAAAAAAAGAGTATCTTAAGGAGTTAAAAAAAGATATAAATTTTAATACTGTTTTTGATAGTTATAATGTTGTAATTATTCCAAAAGTTAAAATTAAAGGAAGTTTCTTTGAAGATTCTGAAATATTGTTAGAATCTAAACAGTTTATATCTTTTTTGACTGATTCTGGTTCAGACAATACAATAGTTTCTAGAAGAGCTTTTCATCGAGTAATAGAAATATATAATGAATATAAGTCTTTATTTGAATATATATCCACATTAAAGCTTAAAAACTTAAGTTTACATCATATAACAACGTGTGATATTATTGTAGAAGATTCAGCTTTGGAAAAAATTGAATTTGAAACAATAAATCATGTTAGTGGTATACGTAGCACTAGTAAATTTACATCAATTGAAAAATTTAAAGAATATTTAACAAATAAAGTTTAAAAAATGATTAAGAATATAACATTTGGAAGTGATCCTGAATATTTTCTTAAAAACAAAAATGAAAATATTATTTTATCAGCAATTCCATTTATTAAAGGAGATAAGCATTCTCCTCAAAGTTTAGGAAATGGTTTTTATATTTTAAAAGATAATATTTTAGTAGAAGGTAATGTTCCACCAACGTCAGACCCTGTTAAGTTTATGAATAATTTAATAGAATTAAAAACAAGAATAAATAAATATTTTTCTTATATTAATTCTACTTTAACTGTTCATCATGATGATTGTTTAGATATAGCTCCTCATTTTCTTACACATCCTGAAGCACTTATGTTTGGATGTAGTCCCTATATTAATGCTTGGGATGATAATGAACACAGAGCTAATGACTTATCATCAGAAAATTTCAGAACTGCAGGATTTCATATACATATTGGATACGAACTTACTTCAGATAATCCTTTTACAAAAGAAATTTTTAATAAAATTATAGCAAAAGCTTTTGATATATTTGTTATAATTCCGTCTTTAGAAATTAAAGCCGATAGACGTAGATTTGAAAATTATGGGGGACTTGGCCAATATCGTAATACTTCATATGGTGTTGAATGTAGGTCATTAGGGGGATTTTTTGTTGACGAACAATATCTTCCATGGGTTATAGAACAAGTTTGTAGAATGTTATCATATTTAAAAGACTATGGAAATGCTTCTTCAGTTTTAGCTATAGATAAACCAGTGGTTAAATTTATTTCTGAAGATACTGTAACATTTGAAGCTAATATTTATGAAGATCTTCAATTGAGTTACAGAGAACAATTGTTTAATGATAAATATAAAATATATGCAACTGTATAATATAATATTAATATATCTAATAATAGGAATATTTGTAAATTACATTTTTAAAATTAATTTTTCCGTTTTGAGTTGTGGGATTTTTGCGTGGGTAGGAAAAGACATTAAATATTTCAGAAAAGACCTATTTAATATCCTTGGAATGTACAATGATAATCGTGGTGGGGATGCATGTGGATTATATTATGACGATTCTTGGTACAAGGGAATAGGTAATACTGCGAAATATGAAAAGTTAATTGTAGAGAATGATTTACATAATACTCTAAAACTAAAAAAGTATCCTGTAATAATAGGACATGATAGAAAAACATCTGTAGGACATGACACTATTGTAAATGCTCAACCTGTTGTTTTATTAGATTTTAATACAGAAGAAGTATTATTGGTTCAAGCACATAATGGTACTATAACTAATTATCGTGAATTATCCAAAAAATATAGTATTGAATTAATAACTGGGGAAAGCGATAGTATAGCTATTGCTAAATTAATAGATACTGTTGGATGGAAAGTTCTTGGTGAATATGAAGGATCTGGAGCATTTGTAATAAACAAAAAAGATGAACCAAATGTATTATATGCATTTCATGGTAGATCAAAAGTTACTGAAAATTCTACAACTTTAACAGATGAAAGACCTCTTGCATACCTTACATTTCCAGGAAAAGGTACGTTTATTTCATCAGATATAAATCATTTAAAAAGTATATCTGTTCCCAAAAAAGAAATAATTCCTTGTGAATTTAGATATAATGTATTATATAAATTAGAAGGAGATTCAGTTATTGAATTTTTGGAAATAGATCGAACTACTATTAAACCAATGTTTAAATCTGTAACATATTCTTCTGGTTCTTCTAATAGTGTGCATAATACTTTTTCAAAACATCCTATTTCTTATGGAGATGATGCAACTAAAAGAGCTATAAGATATTATAAAGGATTGTTTCATATAAATGATGAACCTGCACATGGTACATATATAGTAGATGCTTGGGGATGGCCTATTGTTGAATCAATTAAATTTAGTCGTGATAAACATTTTGAATTATCATTTATCTATGGTATTTTGATGAAAAATAGAGTATCGTATGAAATAATGTTAAAGATCATCAATGATGCAAAGATAAATGATGTTGATGAATTTTATCAACAAAGAAATTGGTGGGAATTAAAACTTTCAGATAATTTAAAGAAATACTCATTATTTCCTTTCTGGAGATATAATGAAATTGGCAACTTTGCAGGATTTATAAAACCCAATCATTGGACAAATATTTTCAAACAAGCTGGATATTATTTCTTTGATGGAAATTTTAAACCAATTTTTTCAAGACTAGATTTTAGAGTATATACTGGTCAAATTAATTCAGTAGATGAAAAATCAGTTTTATATTCTTTAAATGATTTTATACTAAAGAGAGAAGTTGATCCACTTGTATATGATTTTTCAGAAACTTCTGATAAAAAACTAGAACAGATTAAAAGTATAGTTTATGCTGAAGATAAAAATAGTACAGAAAAAGAAGCAAGTTCAATTATTTTACCAACAAATCTTAAAATTGTAAAAAAGAATAAAGACAAATGGAATATGGTTGATTGTGAAACATGTGAAGCATGGAAAGACAATCCAGATCTATGTAAAAAATGTGTAGAAGAATATAATTCTGATGAAGAAGAATCAATTGTAGATAGAGCATACAAACAATATGAAGAAGATTTAGGAGTTACTGTTATGGTAGATTCCTTTAAACTTATATTAGATGCTATAGATGATGCGATTGATACTTATGAATCATTAGCTATAAATCTTAAAGGTGACGATATTGAAGATATACTTGACGATTTTAGAAACCTCCAAACAAAATTAACAAAATACTAATAAATGGAAAATTATATTATTACTTACAATGGAGAGAAAGCTCTCAAAAAGAATTGTAGATTTATAAAAGGTGAATTCTATATTAAAAATAAACAATGTTTCAATATAGATGGAACTTGGTATAGAATAAATAGTGGTTATATTGCAAAAGATCATGAGACAAATAAATATGTACTTATAAAAGGAAGTAATTTAGTACGTGGTATTGTTGAATATGATCCTGAAAATGATAATATTACTATTGGATATTTTACTCCGAATGACATGAAAAATGTCATAGTTGTAACTCCAACAGGAAATTATACAGCCATTAGTAAAGATATATTAAAAAATAATTTTTATTTTGATTTATATAATTTACAGTATACTCACTATAGTATAAAGAAAAGTCCAAACTGGAATAAAATAAATGAACATGGAAATTTATCATCAAATCCTTACAAAAACCTTCAATATAATTTACGTAATATAGATAATAAAATTGTAGATGAAGTAAGAGATATTTCTGATTTGTTTATTGAAAAATATATTCCAAGAGAAGAAATTTCTCGTCAAGTAAATTCATTACCTAATTATACATATGGTCTTGAATTTGAAACAAATAGTGGGATTATTCCTGAAAATGAATTAGCAGAAGCTGGTATGTTTCCTCTTAGAGATGGTAGTATTAGAGGAATTGAATATGTAACACTTCCTCACTCAAGTAAAAATATAGGAAAAGCTGTATCAAAAGCATGTAGTACTCTCAATACTTTTACAAAAATTAGTACAAATGAAAGTTTACATCTTCATATTGGAAATATTAAAAAAGTAGATCAAAAATTTGTAGGAATTCTATATACATTGTGTTGCATTTTGGAAAAAGAAATCTTTCTAATGTTTCCAAAGTATTATGCACAAACTAGTAAATTTAAAGTAAGAGGGAAGGATTATAATAAGCCTCTTATTAAAGCACTAGTTGATCCTGATCCACTGGTTACTTTTGATAATGTTTCTACATATCTTGCTGCAGGTAAGAAGTTTAGTGGCTTTGGTTCTGCACATCCTTCTGATCCTGACGGTTCCCACAAATGGGCAGTTGAGACACGTTACCATTACATGAATATAATCAATCTTTTATTTGGAAATAATAAAACTGTTGAATTTAGAGTTCATGTTCCAACTAAGAATCCAATAAAGATAATGAATTGGATATTTATCTGTTCAGCCATTGTAAAATATGCTGAGTATCTTGCTAGTAATGATGTATCTATGGATTCAATAAGAGATGTTAAATTAGATAGTATTCTGACTAAATTATATGATCGTAAACTATCAGTTTATTTATCTGATTATATTCATTATAGAAAAATAATGAGAAGTAAAGATGATAGTTATGAAGATTATATTGGAACCAGAGAAATAGAAGAAGATTTGCTTTATAATATTGATTTTTAGAGTGAAGGGGAGAATTTACTCCCCTTTATTTTTTTATTTCAAAAATAATACATATCTTTGCAAAAAAGTAAAGATATGATATTTATTAAAGGAAATGTTCCTAGTTCTAAGAACAATAAAGTATGGACTGGCAGATTTTTAATATGGAGTAAAAGAGCTCTTCAATATAGAAAAGAGACTAAAGATCAATTTATTGAAAATAAAGATATATTCCTAACTATGCTAAAGGATCATAGGGAGCCTTATATTATAGGTTTTCATTTTGTTAGAAATAATAAACATAAATTTGATTTTGTTAATATGGTTCAAACAATACAAGATCTTATGGTTGAATATGAATACATAACTGATGATAACTGTGATATAATGCTCCCTTTTCCTTTTAAAATTAATGAAAAATACTATACAATAGATAAAGAAAATCCTGGGGTATATATAAAACTTATGTAAATGAAATACTTAAAAATTCGAGTGCCAGAAATGTCTTGTGAAGGGTGTATATTTTTTATAAAATCCTCAGAAGGAGCATGTAGAAATGTTACTCATAGTATACTAAATGAAGATTGTGTAAGTATAAATAGAGATGGTCATTTTACAAATTATATATTTAAAATAAAATATGATAAATTAAAAATACTATGAAATTTAAAAATTTTATAAAATGGATGTCTGATATAGATTACAGAAATTTTCCAGGATTTAGTCAATCAATTCTTAAAGGATTGGCAGACGATGGACCATCTTCTTTATTAGATAAAAAAGAAATTAAATCTACAGCATTAGAATTTGGATCACTAGTAGATATAATAATAACAGATCCTGAAAACAGAGATAATATATTTTATACAAATTCTATAGAAAAACCTACAGCTAGTTTACTAGTATTGGCTGATGAATTATTAAAAGATCATTATGCTCTTGGCTATACATATGAACAAATAACAGATAAAGAATATGTTATAGAAAAAATTAAAAATTTAGGATTATGGAGTAAATCTAAAGATGATAATTTACTTTCGAAATTTGATAATGATCTATTTTATACATATATATATTCTGTTATTGATGCCGAAGGTAAAATAATATGTACTCCAGCTTTAGTAGAAGCTGCAGAACATTGTGCAGATGTATTACTTACTCATCCGTATACTAAAGAATTATTTGATGAAACAGATGATATAGAAGTTTTAAAACAAGTACCTGTCTTCTATAAAATTAATGGGGAAGAAGGAAAAGGTAAGATAGACTTATTGAGAATTGACCATAAAAAGAAACTGATTTCAATATATGACATTAAAACAGGTAGCGAATTACCAAGCAATTTTGAAAATAGTTTTTATTTTTTTAAATATTATCTTCAAGTGATATCATATATACTGGGAGTTCAATACATGATTGAAACTATACCAGAATTAAACGAATATAGTATAGATAAATTCAGATTTATTTATATAAGTAAAAAGCTTCCGGATACTCCTTGTATATATGAGGTTAATGAGGAATTACTTCTTTCATTCTTGGATGGATGGAGAGATGGTACAGGAAGATATAATAAAGGATTTATCCAATTAGTTGATGAATATAGTTTTTATATTAAAAATGGGATATACAATACAGAAAAGAAAATATTGGATAATAATGGAATCTTAAATATAACTTTATCATGATAATGACAAAAGATATAGGAAATAAAGTTATGGTTAACAAAAGTAAATCTTATTTGTTACCACTATTAAATGAACATGTAAAAATAGAATATTTATATCTTTTAGAAAATACTTTTATTAATATCAAATCATATTTGGAATGTATTGGGTTACTTTTCAAAATATCAGATGATATAAATTTTATAAGATATTGTAATAATTTGGAAGAACATCCTCTTTTTAAAGAATGTATATGTACTAAAAATCATATGCTATTTGTTTTCCATTTCCCAGAACAATTTCTTAATGAATATAAGTATTTTAAACTAGGTAGATATTCAAGATTTTCGCATGATGCAAAGAAGAAAATAGTTAAGTTTTTTTCACATAATTATCAATACCCAGAACTTGTACAAGAGTTAGTACATATTCTTTATAAAAACCGTTCTAGAAAAGAAAGATTGGAAAAAGAATTGGGTATAATATTAACTGATGAAGATGAACTAACTAGTATTATAGACGAAGAAGAAGAAACATTTAAATCAGAAAATTATGAATATTTATGATATAAAGAGATGTCATGTATGCCATGGAGATAATTTAATTGAAACTCATCTTGTTATAGAAGATTTATTTGGTAATGTCTTTGAAAGACCTGTTAAAATTTGTAAAGATTGTGATACCATACATTATGTTCATAATAATTCTGTATTTTATGAATTTTCTTTAAAAGTAAATAAATCTTATAAACCAAAAGAAAAAATAATTTATACAGATGAATGAAGGTTATGAGTATAGTGGTACTTCTACTAGTAGTACTACATATAGCAATGAAGAAAATCTTTATTCATGGATTGGATATGAAGAATATCAATTTTACAATAGAATAAAAGATAGATATTTATTATATAGAATTGATCCATTTTTTGAAGAATCTAAATCAGATACATTAAAAAATAATACAAAACTTTTAAAAATATTATGAAGAATGCAATAGAGTGGTTTAATGGAGACGAGTTAGCAGCTCATGTGTGGAAGGATAAATATGCATTAAAAGGAATTGAAAAAACGCCAGATGATACAATTAGTAGAATAACAGATGAATTCTTCAGAATAGAACAAAAATATTCAAATTCATTATCTAGAGAAGAGATATACGAGTTGTTTAAAGGTTTTAAAAAGATAATTCCTGCTGGGTCACCTCTTTTTGGTATTGGAAATAATACTGCTATAACTTCTTTATCAAATTGTTATGTAGTAGATTCTCCTGTAGACTCATATGGAGGAATATTAAAAACTGATGAAGAGTTAGTTCAATTAATGAAACGTAGGGGAGGAGTTGGTGTAGATATTTCAACAATAAGGCCATCAGGAACCCATGTAAGCAACTCTGCTGGTACTTCTACAGGTATACTACCTTTTATGGATAGATATTCTAATTCAACAAAAGAAGTAGCTCAGGAAGGAAGACGTGGTGCATTAATCATTACTATAAGAGTTGATCATCCAGATATAAAACAATTTATTACGGCAAAAGATGATCTTACAAAAATTAATGGAGCTAATATTTCTATAAAGATTACAGATGAATTTATGAAAGCTGTTGAAGGTGATTATGGATATGAATTACATCATCCAAAACAGAAAGGAAAAAAACCAATTATTGTTAATGCTAGAGAAATCTTCAACTTAATAGTACATCAAGCTTGGAAATCAGCAGAACCAGGAGTATTATTTTGGGATAAAATAATTGAAGAATCTCCTGCAGATTCCTACTCTTATTTTAAAACCATATCTACAAATCCTTGTGCTGAATTACCACTTTGTGCTTATGACAGCTGTAGATTAATGCATATTAATGTTTATGAATATGTAAAAAATCCATTTCAAAAATCTGCATATTTTGATATAGAATCTTATAAAGAAGATGTATATGCAGCGCAACGTTTAATGGATGATATGGTTGATCTTGAAGAAGAAAAAATTAATAGTATATTAAAGAAGATTGAAAGTGATCCAGAAGATGCTGGGATTAAATTTAGAGAATTTCAATTATGGACAAAAATAAAATCTAAATTAATTCATGGTCGTAGAACGGGATTAAATCCTTTACTTGGATTAGCTGATGCATTTGCTGCATTAAATTTAAAGTATGACTCAGATGAAGCTATAGCTGTAGGGGAAATGATAGCTGCTACTGCAGCAATAGAATCCTACAGATCTAGCATAAATTTGGCTCAGGAGCGAGGATCTTTTAAGGAGTGGAAGTATGATACAGAAATAGGAAATCCTTTCTTAGAACGAATATTTGATGCCTTATTTGAGAAATATCCTGAGTATGCTAATCTATATAGAGTATATGGAAGAAGAAATATAGCAAACTTAACAATTCCTCCATCTGGGTCTATAGCAATATTAGCACAAGTATCTTCTGGAATAGAACCTGTATTTAATTTATCTTATACTAGAAAAAGAAAAGTAAACCTTGAATATGATGGCAAAAAATTTCAGGATGCTAATGGTGAATGGTGGGAAGAATATACAGTGTATCATCCTAAATTTCAAACTTGGAAGCTTCAACATAAAGAAGGTACATCACCATATGAAGGTGCCACAACAAATGAAATAAACCCTTTACAAAAAGTAAGACTTCAAGGAGTTATACAAAGATGGATTGATCATAGTATTAGTATTACCAATAATCTTCCTGAATCAGCTACAGAACAACAAGTAGCTGATATTTATATGGAAGCTTGGAAAACAGGATGTAAGGGATGTACAATATATAGAGAAGGTTCTAGAGAAGGTATTCTTACTAATAAAAAGAAAATTGTATTTGAACAATATGATGCACCAAAACGTCCAAAAGTTCTTCCACATAATATATATAATGTTGTTTCAAAAGGACAAAAATGGACTATATGTGTTGGATTATTAGATCATAAACCATATGAAGTATTTGCTTTAAATCATTTAAATTTAAGTGGTAGATTAGATGGAGATATAATTAAACAATCAAAAGGTAAATATGATTTGAATATAAAAGATATAGGATATTTTGAAAATATAACACAAAATTGTTCAGATGAAGAAAATCTTTTAACTAGAATGATTTCTACATCCCTTAGACATGGAGCAAATATACAATTTGTTGTAGACCAACTTGATAAATCAAAAGGAGATATTACATCTTTTGGTAAAGCTATTTCAAGAATTCTCAAAAAGTATACAATTCCTACAGTTAGTAAAGAATTATGTCCTGTATGTAGTCATAATTATTTAATATACGAAGGAGGTTGCTCTATATGTCCTAATTGTGGATATAGTAGATGTTCATAAATAATATAAATATGACAAAAAAAATAACATTTAAAGATATTACAAATAAAATAAAATAACAGCCTATGCGTATAAAACACTTATTGTTGACATTAGTTATTGTATCAATATCTTTTAATCTACATGCCCCAATTAGAGTTGTCGACATTACAGAAGAAATAGAAATGTACAATAAAGTACAAAAAGAAAATAAATATTTTAAACTCTATAAAGAGTCATTAATTGTCTTGAAAGAGTTTGAAGGATTTAGTCTAACTTCGTATATTGATGTCAATGGTAAGTCTATAGGATACGGTCATCACATACAAAAATACGAAAATATTCCCAATATTATTACTGAAGAATATGCAGAAATATTATTAAGAATTGATTTTGAACATGCAATAAGTACTGTTGAGCAACTTACCGAACTTGATAGATTTAATAATCCAGAAAAAGTATTAGCATTAGCTCACTTTGTTTATAATCTAGGATCTGGTAATTTTGCCAACAGTACTTTATTACAAAATGTTAAAAATAATAAATGCATAGCTTCAGAAATTATTAAATGGACTAAAATAAAAGTAGATAATACTATTATATATAGTAATCACTTATATAAAAGAAGACTTTATGAATTAATGTTATACCAAAATGACCAGATATAAAAAGAATGATGAAGTAAAAATCATAAATAATACGGTAGGTCATGGATTTAAAAACGGAGAAATTGTAAAAATAACTCATGTAGATAAATATTATAATTATCGTACTAAAAAAACAATAGATGAATATGTAGCTACAAGCTTAAAATCTGGAGAAAGGTATTGGATTCATAATGATGATGTTACTCCAACAAATGTATGTAAAAAGTTGAAAATATTATGACACTGTGGTTTTATGATTTGGAAGTATTAGGAAAATCATTTTTTTCAGGAACATTTATAAATTCTAAAACAAATGAATTAGTCCAATTATATAAATTAAATGATACAGAATATAATCTAGATAAATTATCTTATTTTACAAATGAAGCGTTTTTAATAGGGTACAATAATAAAATGTATGATGATCCTATTATGAATATGATTAGAAAAGAAGGAGTTAATACTAATAAGATATATGAACTATCTCAAGAATTGATTAATTCACAAAGAACTGGTATACCTGTATGGAAAAATGATAAAATACTTCCTTATCTAAGATATGGTGTTAAGTCATTAGATTTAATGAAAATTTTAGCATTTGATAAGCAAAAGGTGAGTCTTAAACAATGTGCAGTAAATCTGCATCATCCAATCATACAAGATCTCCCTTTTGCTTATAATTATGATCCTCTTCCTGAAGATATACCTACTATCCTTAAATATAATAAAAATGATGTAGATATTACTATTCGATTATTCAAATCTATTAAAGAAGAAATTGAATTAAGAATAGATTATTCTAATGAATATAGAGTAGATGTATTAAATGCATCTAGAACATATATAGGAAAACAAACTTTAAATAATTATTACGAAAAGCATACTGGGTTAACTATTTGGGATTTTAAAGATAAACGTACACATCGTAGTATAATTCATGTAGGCGAATGTATTTCTGATAAAATAGTGTTTAAGTCAAAAGAAATGAACACTATGCTTGATTATTTTAAAAAATACTCTGTTAAACAAATAGATGATGGTATAAATTATCTTGTTTTGTTTAATAACAAAGGTTATCAAATGGGTTTTGGAGGACTTCATTCTGTTGATAGACCTAAAATATATACATCTACTGATGATTTATATATACTCGATGGAGACGTCGATTCATATTATCCAAATGTAATGTTAAAGTATAAAATTAAACCAGCGCATGTAGAAAACGAATTTTTTGAAGCTCTCCAAATAATAACAGATAAACGATTAAAAGCAAAAGCTGAAAAGGATAAAATAACGGCAGATACATTAAAAATTACTGTTAATTCTATATTTGGTCTTTTAAATTTTCCTAATTATTGGTTATATGATCCTAAAGCTGCTCTTTCTGTTACAATAAATGGGCAAATGTTTTTATTAATGTTAATTGAAGCACTAGAGTTAGAAGGTTTTGAAGTAATTTCTGCAAATACTGATGGTGTTACTACAATAGTACCAAAGGATAGATTTTATCAATATAAAGAAGTATGTAGAAAATGGGAAGAATACTGCAAGTTTAATCTATCTTTTACAAAATATTTAAAATATATACGAAGAGACGTTAATAATTATGTTAGTGAATCTGAATATGATATAAAACAAAAGGGATGCTTTCTAGCTAAACAAAAATTAGATAAAGGATATAACACCGCAATAATACCTAAAGCTTTAAATAATTATTTTCTTAAAGGAATTCCTGTAGAAGAAACAATAACATCTGGTACAGATATATTTGACTATTGTTTAAGTGAAAAAACAGGATCACAATTTGTAATGGAGTATCATTACTTAGATGGAGATCAAAAAATAATCCAACGTTTACAAAAAACTAATAGATTTTTTATATCCAAATCTGGTGGTACTTTAATGAAACATAAAAACGATGATACTTATCATAATGCAGCACTTGGTTGGACTGTAACATTATTAAATGTTTATGAAGAAGATAAGTTAAAAGAGTATTTAAGTAATATAGATTACAAATATTATGTTTCAGAAGCTAGAAAAATAATCGAACAAATAGAAGAAAAACAATTAACATTAGATATATGGAAATAGGTGATAAAGTTAAATTTAATATACATGTTCCAATCTCTGAAGATGGTAATACAAAATTAATAGATACTATTATTACTCATAGGTTAATAGATATTTCAACAAATGAAGAACAAAGTATTACTAGAAAGGTAAAAGTATCTCCTTGGAATATTACACAAACTGACTCAACAGTATCATGGAATATTAAAAAAATAAAAATACCGGAAAAAGAAGGAATATATATCGGATCATTAAGAAAAAAATTATCAAGATCTTATAAACGCAGAATACAATCTAGTATAACTGATACTCCAGTAACTCCAGGGATTGGAAATCGGTTGTTTGAAGTTGAAGGGGTATCTCGTCCAAGACCCAGAAATTGGACTTCTAGAAATCCTAGAAGAATAGATAATCCAAATAAATTAGACGAACTTGCTATAATTGCAGTATCTAAAAGTAAAAGATATGTTGTAGATATGAAAGATCTTGTCGAATACAATATAAAAAATAAAGTAAAAATAATATGAAAACTATAAATATTGAAGACTCTAGTAAATTATACTTTACATCGGATTTACATTTTGGTCATGATAGAATAATAGAATATTGCAATAGACCATTTAGTTCAGTTCATGAAATGAACAAAACTTTAACCAATAATTGGAATAGTGTAGTTGGACCTGATGATACTATAATAATAGCTGGAGATTTTTGTTTGGCCGGAAAACAGATGTGGGGTAAATATTTAAATCATCTAAATGGAATAAAAATATTAGTTGAAGGAAATCACGATCATAGGGTTCCAGAAGAATATTTTAAATTAGTAACTCAATTATTAAATTTAGATGTTTTAGATGTTGAAACTAATAAAAGACAAAGAATTACTGTATGCCACTATGCTATGTTATCTTGGTATCAATCGCATAGAGGAGCATGGCAATTATTTGGCCACTGGCATGGGAAAAGTCTTATAAATTCAGATAGAACAGATATTAAAGATTTTATTAAAGAGGAACAAACACAAGTAACAAAAGTTAATTATTCCCGACAATATGATGTAGGAGTAGATAATAATAATTATTACCCAATTTCTTACAAAGATATTAAAACTATACTAAATAAAAGCTAATGGAAAAAATATTAACAATAGGAGATATACATGGAAAAGATGTATGGAAAAAATTGACATTAGATACGTATGATAAAGTCGTATTTATTGGGGATTATGTAGATGCTTTTGATATATCAGACGATCAAATGGTTAATAATTTACTTGATATTATTGAATTTAAAAAAAGTAATCCTCATAATATTATATTATTAATTGGAAATCACGAATTAAATTATTTTCCTAAGTTTGGATATAAGTTTTATGGGAGGAGTAGTGGATTTAGACCTCAATTAGAAAATGTTTTAAAAGACATCTTTGCAAAAAATATTAGATTATTTCAATATGCTTATCAATTATCAGATGATGTGAGAATATATCTTTGGACACATGCTGGAGTAAGCAATGGATGGTATCATAAGGTATTCAAAACACAATTTGATTCAATAAACACAGTAATAGAGGACTCTATGAATTTAGCTGATAGAATGAATTTGTTGTTTGAAGAAAGATTTGATTGTATGACACAGGTAGGGTGGAAACGTGGAGGACAATATAAATATGGTTCTCCAATATGGGCTGACAAAAGTGAATTTTTATCAACAAGTATTCCTTTACGTGGATACTATCAGATTGTAGGACATAATCCTGTTAAAGATATTAAAATACATATGGTAGACGATGATGCTACAATAGTATTTACTGATTGTCTGGGTAATAAAGAAAAAGGTTATATTATAAAAGTAACTTAAATAACATGAGAATAATTAGAAAATGTCCCATTTGTAAATCTACTGATTTAGAATATTTGGCAAGAGCGAAATGGAATGAAAGTGAACAAAAATTTGAAATAATATATGTGGAAGATGGTTATCCATATTGTCCAAATTGTGGAGAACACATAAATGAAGATATAATAGAAATAACTAATTTAGTAAAAGTTTTATAAAATATAACATTTTTCAATTTTAATTAAAAAGAGAGAGGGAAGACTTCACACACCTTCCCTCTTTTATTTATTGTGCTATAACTGGAGTATATGGTGATTTTTTGTATTCATCGAAAATTTCAAATACTCTACCTAATTGTGAACCACCAGGTATCCATTGCATAAAATAATAAAAAGATGGTGTTTTATCTTGAGGAGAGTTTTCTCCACGAGCCCAGTCTCTCATCTCATCAGAAAAGTTTCTTATACTTTTTTCAGTAAGACTTAACAAGGATGCAATAGGAACAGGGTTAGCTACTAATTTTAAAAATTCACTCGGTGTCCACATAAAAGCAAGTTCTGATTCAGCTTTTGTAAGAATTTTATACAGGTTTCTAGTAAAAATATTACTCATATATCTTTTTTCACCATCGTCTCCTTCGCCACCAAGTAGTACAATAAGTCCAATAAATCCTAATATAACACGTAATTCTACTAATACGGCTTTCATTTGTCCCTGTTTAACTTCAAGAAAATCTTCAAAAGTTGTTTTATCAATCATATCAGGATTCTGTGCTAACCAATTTTGGTATTTCAAAAGAGCTCTTTCTCTATTAACTCTTTCAAATCCAAACACTCCATATTTATTTAAAAGACCAAATGTTGTTAAATCCGCAACAAGTTTACCTATTTCTGGTATTAATACTTTTTTAGTAAACTTAAACATTTGTGCTGTAAATTTAACATCTTCTTCAGTAAGATCATATCTTTTAAATTGATCAACAAGAGCTGCAAATCTACCCCATCTCATTGCTCTTAAATCATCATCAAAACGAAGTTTACCAGTACGTTCTCTAACAACACCTGGCATCCAAGTTTTGAACTGCATCATAATATTTTGAGTAAGAGATATATCAGTAGCAGAAATATCTTCTGGGTTCATATTACCTATAACTCCAGAAGCTGTAGTTTTTATAGCATTTCTAAAAGAGATAAATGCTTCTTTGGTCATATTTATTTTAACCTCACCAGTAGCAGGATCTACTTCAAATGCTTCAGCTATTGGAGTATACAATGATGCATCTACGCCTGGTCTGTTTAACCGTTCTATGTTGCCTTCAGAATCAACTCCAAAGTTATGCATCATTGCTACAGTAATGTGATTCATTATCTTTTTATCTGCTTCACGAAGAGGCCAGAATGCTGCACGTTCTGAGATAAGTTTTCTTTTTGCAGTTGCAGATTTTGCTCTAAATGTTCTCTCATAAGCATCATCATTATAAGGATCAAAATATTCAATAGATGCTAAATATTTTTTAGGATGGGTTATAAGTTCCCATTGGGCTTGTCTCCATTGCTTTTCATCATAGGATATTCCTTTTTTACTTTCAAAGTAAGTACCTATTTTACCAGCAGTAAGAGCACCAGCAGCAGGAATAACAGCAAAGCCAAGTCGTACTATTCCATGATAGTTTTTAATTTTGACAAGAGCTTTAGTTGTATTATAATTCTCAGACAAACTTTTTACTTTATACTTTATTCCATACATATAAAAATCTGTAAAATCTTCAAGTAATCTATAAGTATCAGTATTAAATCCCTTTTTTGTTAAGAATTCTTGTATTTTTCCTTTAACAGGCTTACCTCTTTGATCAGTAACAGCCAATTTTTCATATTCTGATATTGGATGAGCCAATAAAAGCTTTATAGCACGTATTTTAGGCTCTATGTTATTTACATGTTCATAATTAAGAGCCATTTCAGTAAACATTAATAAAGATGCTGTAAGATCGTATGACTTTCGTTCATTATCTATATTTCCATCTTTATCTCTAAAAGGATTAAGATACATTATACGTATCTTTTTTACGGGTTCTCCAGTAGTTTCATCTATCTCAGTTAAATAAGAATCATCTTCTCTAGTGTTAAAAGAGTCCATAAATTCATTAATAGCGGCTCCAAAATGTAACCCGTCTTTTGCAAAGTGTTCTATAATTTCTTTTCTTACATTTGGTATAAATTCTGGACGTATATCTTCATATGGAGACATTCCTATTTTTTTAGTAAGAATAGGAATATATTTTGTCCACATGTCATAATAATCAGATAATGCTTTATTAGCTTTTATATATTTGTATTCTTCAGATAGATTTTTTTCAAATATTTCAGGTTTTATTTCACACCAACGTCTAATAGTATATTTATTAGTCCATGCTGAATTAAGAGATAAATCATTAGATTCTATCCATTTTCTTAATTGATCTTCATATCTGGTTTTAAATACCTCTGCAGAAGTTGTTATTTCTCCATCCTCTTCAAGATCTTCAAGATTATTATTTTTAGCTTTTAATTCTTTTTTCTTTTCTTCTAACAGTTCTGCATATTCTTTAGCCTGTTTTTCTTTATCTTTTATCTGATAGATTTCTTTTGATTTTTGATAACTTATTTTTGTAGGATCATGAAATAAATCATATAGTGTTTGTCTAAATTCTTTATTTAATTTAGAATGAAGTGCCCCATTTTCTGGATTAATTAGCTTTCTATAAGCACTCATCCTATCTATATTATTAGCATTAGCCCATTTAAATAACTCTTCGGTTATTGACCATACTTCTTTAGTTATTTTTTCAAATTCTTTCTTTTTGTCATATTGATAAGACTGAATTAATTTCCAAGCTTCTTTAAAAATTGGATTATCTATTTCTGAAAAATGTAAAGTTCTAGAATCTAACCATTTTAATTCTTCGAGGGTTTTTAAAGAACCATCAGGATTATACATAGATGTTTTCATTTCACTCATTATCATCTCTTGAATTCTCTTTGATACTTCATAGGAATATCTCCCTATTCGGTTATCTATTTTTATGAAACGAGCATCTATTTTTTTGAATTCTTCTGGGTTTGTCTTTTTTAAATCAGCAAAGTATGTTTGTGTTTGGTCAGATATATTTGCATATACAGATAACCACTCTAAATACTTTAACATCTCTCCATAAGAAGGATAATGAATATTTTTACTACCATCTGGATTAGTTTCTGGTTGACGTAAAGCAATTTGTACTTCTTCAAGAAGTTTGACAATATCATCAAATGTCATAGTCATATCTTCTCTAAGAGTAGTATTCTTTATGGCTGCTTGTAATAATCTAATACGTTGTTGTACTTTAGGAATGTCGTCTTTAGGAACTTTCTTTTCGTCAAGAGCTTTACGTAATTTTGATAATTGTGATATTTGATTTGTGATAAGCTTATTAAGTCCTTCAAATCTTGTTTTTTCACCAACAGGTAGTTGTGATAAAAATGGAGACATTGTCTCACTTGCTTCAACTTTTACAAGTCTATTTCCAAATGTATTACCTTCAGACTTCTTTTCAGACGGGAGTCTATTAAATTCAATATATACTGGTACTAGTCTATTTTGTCTTATTCCTTTAACATTATTTCTTTCAGTAAGAGTTTCTGCATAACCTTCCATAGCTACATCATAAGACGATACAGTATCATATGTTATAAGATCAGAAATAATTCCATAAGAACCATCTTCTCTGTATCCTGTTTTAACATAACCAGACTCTTTATCGTATGCTGCTCGTGTTTTATAATCATATTGTGCTCCTGTACCATCAGAAAATAATGCGAATAAATCAATAGTACCCCCTGTATTAGTAATAGGGTCTAAGACAAATAACTCAGGATGTATAATAGCTTTTCCTTTTGGGTCTATACCTTTTTGAATTTCTTCTATTTGAGATATCATTTCTTTAGCAAGTCGTTGAAGAGCTTCAAATCCTAATTTAGGCATACCAAAAGATCCTTCAAATGCCTTTTTTTCAATACTAGACATTGAACCTTTTTTATTATAATAGAAGTCTACAAGATCGCTAAGAATTTCATGAATTTCTACTCCAGCTACACGACCTTTTTCATTATCTTCTGTTAATGACCTAAGTTTTAAACCCTTTTTCCTTTTAGCTACTTCTGATCTACGGTATTTAACAGCTATATCATCAAATAAAAAATACTTCTCATCTACTTTAGAATGAGCATTATGTACAGATAACAATTGATCATAGATTTCTTGTTGAGAAAGACTTTTATTTTTCTCAAAAATTAACCCACGATTTCTTATAGCATTGTTAACTTTTGTTTTTGATAGTGGTTCGCAACCCATATTAATTTATTTTATATTCCACAAGCAATTTCAACATGACCGTAAAGAGTAGCTTCAAGTAAAGCTATTTTTTCATTTTCGTTTCTCCATGATTCATTAGGAAAAAGAGTATCAAAATTAGCTAATAAAGATGGCATATCTAAAGTATCAATTTCTTTTGAAAATTCATCTATATTTTCATTTGTTTGTTTTACTTGTTCAATATCACTTGTAATTTCTTCTTTAGTGTTAACAAGTAATTCATCTATTTTATTATTAAGAATATCATAAGCAACTTTAGCATATGGATCGGATATTCTTTTATTAAACAAGTTTTTAATCCAATTCCAAAGAATATTCCACCATGTTTTAGCCTGCTGTTCTAATCTTTCATTAGCTGAATATTGATTAATTATTTGTTTTGCTATAACTTGCCCAATAGCCTCAGTTCTAAATTCTTCATCTGTTGTATATACATCTTTATATTTCTCTTTAACTTCACCATATATAGGATGATTAACAATATTAGTCATCATTGATTTATACAGTCCTGTTGTTTTATCTAAAAGATGTACATAAAAATGAGCAGCTTCTTCAGGAAGAGTTTGAATATTCATTTCTCCTTCAAGAACTTTAACTGTCATATTTGTAAGATCTGATATAGCAATAGCTGTTTTATCTCCAAACTTATTCTTAAGAACTTTAGTTTCTTCAAATGTAACATTTAGTTTATTAAGAAAATCTTTCATTTTATTATCAAGCTCTGTTACATTTTCTTCAGATATATCAGAATTTAATAATTGATAATTTTCTTTAGCTTCATTAAATTGAGCATTTATATTATCTATTTCATCAAAAACGGTTGTAACACCTCTGGTTTCTATTAATTTTCCTAAACCTATTAAAAGCCTTATATCACTTAATTTAAATAAGTCTGTTGATAAACCACTTAATGATCCTGATTTAAAATCAACAACAAATTTACCTTTACTATGCTCTATTGTATACCTTCCAGTATTAGTTTTTACTTTAGCCCAATCTAAGGCTGCAGACATTTGTCTAGTAAATTCTGTACTACCTCCCAAATATATTTTTATGTCTTTAATATTATCTAAAACATATTTCATATCTTCATTTCTTGTATCTTCTGAAACATTTGTTGGATTAAAATTAGTATTAGGACCAATATCTTCAGAAATCTGGACAGAACTCATTTTTTGTTTAGTATTAATATAATCGTTTTCAGTTAATATACTTGGTGGAGAATCAGGAAATGTTCCTATTGTGTCATAATATTCAGCAGGTGAAACTGCATCTGTATAATATTCAAGAAATCTAAAGCCATCTCCAAGCTTGTTTACTCTACGATAAATCGCCATAGGTGAATTATATTTTGGATCAGGATCAGTCATTCTAACAAATTCAAATAACACATGCTCTACAGGTACTTTTCTATTAAATCTAGTCTTAGCCTTGTATTCAGCATAAGGTGTTTCAATCCTGACATTTACATATCTTGCACCAACATTTCTACTTAAGTACATTTTAATATTACCATCTTTATCTTCTACTTGATTAGATATTACTAATCTACCATCTTTTGTTTTTTCTGCAAATTTATGATGTTTAGGTACAAAATTGATATCATTACTATTAACTTTTCCAAATTGATTTGCAAAACCAAGCATTAATTCTTCTACGTTTGGTCTATTAAAAAATTCAATAATATAATTATCCATTTCAGAAATATACTTAGAAGATGGAAGATATCTGGCATATGATATAGGAGAATCACTTAATCCATTCTGAATAAGACCTAACTCATAAATACCCATGCCTAATTTACGAATCTCTTCTATTGAAGAGTTCATCATCATTTCTATAGCATTTGTAAGGTCATTTTCTTCAGAAATATCATGTCTTTTAGTAAATGTAGTTATATAAGAATTATCTCTAGTCTTACCAGTTGTATTAGAAAACTCATTTATAACAGGACGAAGTATTTTAACAAGAGCTGGATTTAATACACCTTTTTTTCTAAGAGCATTAAATCTATTTGGAATACTATCTTTGCCAAGTAACAATTTTTTATATACAGTTCTTTGGAGATTAACATCACCATTATACTTAATCGTCATATAAATGTATTGGTAAAAATCATTTTCTACTTTAGTTAATGCTTTTTCCATACTTTTTGCATCTCTTCTTATATTGAATGATGGATTTCTTGGATTATTTAATACATCTGCCATCATTTTTTGAAATAAGGCCCTTCTCGTCTCATCTGAGAGAATATAAGAACTCCATTGATACATTCTTCCACTTTCATAATAAGTGTCTAAAAACGCATTTAAATAGGATTCTCGATTATATTTTATAATATCTGAAACATTAAATATCTTAGAATCTAAATTAAAATAACCATCTAACTTACTATTCATAGAAGTTATACTTTTTGGAAAAGCTGCCGAAGCATCAAATCTCAAATATTTCTGCAAACGTACTTCTTCCATAGCTGCACGTTGATAAATAAGAAAGTTATCAAGTATTTGTACAGCATTTTCAGGATTATCCATATCTGCTTCTGAAAGATATTTGTAATTAAGCTTTTCTAATTTTTCATTAAACTCATTTTCTGCTTTTCCTCTAGCGTCTGTAGAAGATGAATATATATATTTTTCAAAAGAATTATACAATAGCTCTTTTCCTATATCTTTTATTTTTCCAGAAGAATACTTTTTAACCAGATCTGATATAATAGTTGCTTTAGAGTTATATATTCCTTTTGAGTCTTTTTTAGAATATGTGTTATTATTATAACCAATAGAATTAGATATAGATAACTCTCTTAAATATTCTCTAATAATTGGGGCATTTAAGAATTTAGCTATAGTTCTTAGACCAACTCCTTTATTTGTTCCAGTCTTATTAAGAAATGAATATATTGAATATATATTATTATCACTTAATAATGAGAATATATATGGGTCTTTAACAGCATCCACAGCAGCAACAAGAAACTGTCCATAATTATCATATATTGGGTAACCATTTGTATCAACAGTGTGCCCATTAGTGTAATTACCTCCCTCTTGTTCTTTAAAAAACAAACGTAATAATGGATTATTTATTTGTATAGGAAATTCTTGAGTTTTATTATTAACAGAACTAGCGGAAGCAATATATGCAACAAGACTTTTGCTTGCTTGAAATTCTTTAAATTTCCTTGCGTTATACCAAAACTCAGTTAAATATTGAAGATCTTCGTTTACATTGTCTTCCTTTTTATCTAATTCAGATTTTTTTCTATTTTTTGCTATTTCTTCAGCTATATTTTTGAGTTCCGTAGATTCATGAGGACGTAAAAGGATCTCCTTACGTTCTGGCATCATCAACATTTTATAATTTATCTCATTAAATCTATTTTCTATAGCTCGTTGTGTGTTTTGTTGTATAATAGAAAGTTTTTTAAACTCTTCTAATGTCATTGTTTGACGAGACCCAATAGGTAAATCTTTAAATATACCTGATACTCTATCAAGTATTTCATCTTCCTTTATTAATTCAGGATCATAATATGCTTCATATCGTTGCTCTACTGTAGAATTACTATCATCAAGATATTCTATATATTTAAGACCTTTTTTAGTAATTTTTACATTATTAAGATATGTAAAAAGTTTATCAATGTCAAAGTCGGATGATGTTTTAATAACAATGTCATAAGGAAGAATAATTCTTGGGCCTGCATGATATGGTAAAAACTTTTTAACTCTTACAGCTTCAAGAGTATTGGGAGCAGCAGTAGGAATACGATTTGCAGTAAAGGTAAGAATTCTTTCATCTATTTTACCTTCTTCTATCATTTTATTTAAAACATCTATTCCACCTATGCTTTCTACGTACTCAACCCATCTTTCTGGAATTGGCACCATAATTTCCATAGGTTTCCCCTTATCATATCCAAAATCAAGAACAGGCTCACCATTATCAGAATATATCCACGATGATTCTTGTGCATACATTTCCCCATTTACTTTAAATGCAATAGCCCTCTTTTTGGGTAACGCCATAAGCATAGACTCTACCTGTTTTTTTGTTATAAGAATATCTATAGATTTACTTTCAGAGTCAAGCACTTGAACTATACCATCGGCAACACTATCTGGCATAAGTCTGCTTTCAACCATATTTATAAGAGACTCTTTAAATATATCTACATTTTCTAAATAATAATTTCCATCTTCAGTTATCCCTAAGCCAAAATCTTTTTTAAGTCTTTCAATTTGTCCACTTGTTAAAGCAGCAATTATATCTTTATGCTCTTGTCTAAGAGAAAGAACATCTGTATTTTTATATTTATCTAATAATTGCCCTTTGTCATGAGTTTCAACAAATAAAACTCTATTCATCTGAGTAGACTTGGTAATTCTTTGTTTATCTTCAGTGTTCATATCTGATTGAATACCAAAGTCATCAAATAAAGTAACATTGATAGGAGATTCTTTAGTTATGACCCCATACTTCCCAGATGAAATATATGTCTCTTTTTGAACAGTTGAATCTCCAAATACATCAATATTATTAGCAAGAGCTGATAGATATATTTTTAACGAATTTCTTGGCAAAATAGAAGGTATCAATGGAGCAACAGAGCATTTCTGAATAGTAGGTGCAAATAGATTAGTTGCATTTTGCTCTGCTCCAACACCCAGAGGTTTAATAGTAGTGATAGTAGCCCTATTTTTAGCCATTATCTTTTCTCCTTTAAACATAGGAACATCCGGAATTGATTGATTAGTATGCTCAGAGAATATACCTGTATAAAACATATTTTCTATATCTTCTCTAGTTCTTTCAGCAGCTTCTAATAAATCTTCATTTCCTTCTTTTAATAAAGTAAGTGCTAATAATTGAGACTCATACTGGTAACTATTTTCCAGATTATCATTCCACAGACCTTGACGTATTTTAATAGTACGAGCAAACTCAAGTGTAGACCATAACTGACCATCAGCTACACTCATTTTTCTATTTTTATATGCACTACTATAGCGTATAATTTCATTCCATACTATACCATTGATTTGTTGTTTATGACTACCAAATGCTTGAGGATAATATTTATTAGCTAACGCTATTGTAGAAGAATCATTTGGGAGTTTAGTTCTAGTAGATGTATGTGAAGTTATACGTTTATGAAAATCTTTTGCGTTTTTAAAAAAAGCTATATCTCCAAGATATATCTTAAGTTGTTCTTGCGACCCAATAAAATAATTATATGCATGACGCATTAATAGTGAATTGATAGCACTATTATTTAAAGTTTTATCGCTAGATACTGAAATTCCGAGATTCTTAAGTGTTTCAAAACTTATACCTTGAGCTTTATATTTACCATCTCCTACACGATTAATTAGTTTCCATTCCATTAACTCTTGTAAGTTATTTGACATAAGTTCGTCAATATAATTATTAAGAGCTTCTGTGATTTCTGTAGAATAAGTATCTAAATAACTCTGAGTGTACTCTTTTATTTTATCTAGAGTTTTTCCACGCTTACCAGCCAAGAATTCTTCTATAGGTTGTATGTTTTTATTTAAGAATGAAAAAACTCTTAATTTTTTGGCATTCTCTTTATAATTCTCATATTTACCACCAAATTTATCAGCATCCCTAATAAGAGCTACAGAAGTAATAACTTCATCATATAAATAATCATTAAGAGCTTTGATAAACATTTCTCTAGTAATGGTTTCTTCATTTGGCATAAACTTTATACCATATTCAGGACCTCTATCACCAGCTCTAAGCACAGGAATTATATTATTTAATATAGCATCAGTGGTCATCATAAGATAATCAAAATGCTCTTCATCCTTTAAATCTGTACCATCATCTTTTCTACTTTTTACTCCAAGTAATTTTATTACAGATATTTTGTTGTATGCATTACCAGCCTTTTTATTACGTTTTGCTTCTTGGATAGCTTCATAAAATTTGCTATGTGATGTAAATAAATTACCTGTACCATCTTTTGATAATGGAACAATATGTTGTAAATTTTTAGGAACGGTTTCTTCCCCACTTTCAATATATGAATTTATTCTATCTGATACTTCATGATAGTGAGAACCTCTACTTACTCCATATTCAAGATTTCCTTTAATTGTCAAATGGGTAAGATCTGAGTCATTAATGTAATCCTTTGTTGAATCATGAAGCATTGCGTCTAATTCTTTTTGATTTTCAATGCGATCTCTATTATAGAAATCATTTATGTAAATATCGCCAAGATCAGATCTTGATAATTCCTCTTTTAACCTACTACCATATTGTACATACACATTATCAGAAGTAGTATTATAAGGAGGATTAACAATCATTCCTAATTGTTCAAGAACTATTTTAAGCTTTGTAGTAGTTTTTTCTCTTAATGCTTCTGATAAATCTTTAAACAATAAGGATTTATCTATTTTAAAATCTTCATCTATATATTTAGTAGACTTTGATTTAGCAATAGCTATAGCATTATTTATCCAATCTGTCTTAAGAACTTTTATTTCATTTTCATCTACTGGATATACATAGTTTATTCCATTTTCACCAACAATTCCAATAATAGGAGTTGTTTTATTATTAGCAAAGCTATGATACATTTGATTCCTAAGTTCAAATTGAGTCTTACTCATTTCTTCATTAGGAACAGCTACACCATTTTCAATAGTATTACCAAGTAAACGTATAAGCCTTTTAACAGAAGGATATTGAGGAATTAATTTTATAAGATTTGTATAAAAATCTGAAACATCAGATGAACCAGCTGCTACATTATTGATAGCAGTCATTAGTTTATTAAACTTAACTCTTACCTCTGTACCAAAGCCTTCTTTTCTCTCTATTACAATTTCTCCATTTCTATTGGTAGTTTCAGCCAAAGACCCAATTAATAATCGTATAGGACTAGGTACTTCATCTTTTATATTTTTTGATGCAGACTCAATAAAATCATTTCTATTTCTACCAAGTACATCATCTTCATCTAATTGCTCTCTAAAATCTGCTTTATATTGTGTAAAGAATACACTATGCTTTCTCACAAGCTCATCCCAATTTCTTAAAATAGCTTCTGCATAAGTATTTTCATCTTTTATTACATCTTCTTCATAGGTAGACTTAATAACATTATATATATTTTTAGCTGATTCTTCAAGCCTCATTATAATATCATCCCCGCTTTCAAGATCGCTAACTACATATCTTAGAAATCTAGTGTTAATATCTTCTACAAATGCTTGAGCTGCAGCTGAAGAAAGATTTGCTATTTTAAAAAAACTATTCTTTGGTTTAGAAACAATATCTATAAAACTATTATCTCTAAGTTCTTTAAACGCTTTTTCAACAAGAGTTGTTTTTATTTCTTCTTCACCTGTTATCCCAAAAATACTTTTTAAAAAGTTTAATATTTTTCTAAAAATTGTTTCTTTCTTAACTTCTGTTATTTTATTAAACTTGTAAGTGCTCCCCATCATCATAAAATCACGGAAATCCTCTGCAAGTATTTCTTCTACTTCTTTATCAGAAAGTTTATGATTATTTAACCTAGCCCTTGTCTCTTCGTACAAAGCTGTTCTATCAGAGGCTGTTATAAAAAATTGACTATACACATGCCAACCTTCATGGTAAGCAGTTCCAGCTTGAGCAACTTCAGATAAAAGTACTTTCCCACTTATAAGTACTTTTCCCCATGCCTTATTTTGTATAAGACCATCTATTACTTCTACAGGTATATTCGGAAATTTCTTTTTTAACCATGCTTTAGCAATTTCTATATTTTCTTTTTCATATTCTTCATATATGGTAGCACGTCTTTCTAATTCTGTTGTGTCCTTATTTACTTCTCTTCTTTTATAATAGTTTTTCTTTGCTACAGCTTCAACAGATTTTTGATCAGTTGGATCAGCAACAAATCCTTTAGCACTATCTAGATATGTAGCTCTTACTGTATCTGATTCAGTTTCCCAAGTTACAGGTTTTTTCTCTGTATCTACTTTTGTAGTAGTTGGAGCAACAGATTGAGGAGCAAGAGAAAATTCTCCAGAATAAAATTTAAAAGTATATTTTCCAACAGTTGTATCTTCGGTTATTCTAGCAGTACCATCTTCTGCTCTTAATATAGAACGTAAAGAAGCAGTCCATAAATCAGCAGTAACAAAATCATCTTTGGTTATACCAAGTGGAGCAAATCCTTCTAAATATTTATCTTCAATAAGCCCAAATTTGTTTTGAGTTTTATCAAGAATTAAATATTTGTTAATAAGTTCTCCGCTTTCATCAGTAAAAGAAATTTCAACTAAGGTTTTATTTTTTTCTAAATCTATTTTTTCAGTAGATCTTTTCTTTATTTCTTTTTTCTCTACAGGTTTCTTTTCAACAACTTTAGATAATTGAAGCCCCTGATTTATATATTGAGGGTCTTTTGCAAGAGCTAAATGATTAGTTTTATCTTTTGGTGCAGGCTTAAGTAATACCACACCTTTAGAAACAGGTGTAACACCTTTCTGAGCAGGAACATTATTTGGGAATAAGAAATGTAAATAATTTCTATGTTTTTTTTCTGTTACTTTTATATTTCCTTTACTATCAAGCCGCCCCTTAAACTCTATGAAACTCTTTCCTTTTTCCTCAATAGCTTTCTTTTTAAAATTCCAGTATTTATTAGAAAGAAAGAAACTAAGACTTTTATCAGCTTTTCCAGAAATAAGATCTTCCATAGAGATTAAAGTATCTCCATAAACAAGCCCCATATATTTTCCATTTTTTGAATCTTTTCTGAAAAATAAACGATATTGACTTGCAAATCCACTTGCAGGAGAAGAATTATGATATAATGCCGTCGTTAAATATTTTCTAACGTTTTCAGCTTGTTCTGCTTCAGGAGTAAGTTTTCCGTCTTTTGTCTTATTTAAATGTAAAGCTACAAATTTAAATAAGTTAAGTATGTTTTCTACATCTCCAGTCTCAGCTAATGTCTTAGGTTTAATTAACTCAAATCTGTTTTTATATCGTATATATAAATAACCATTAATTAAATCAAATGTACTGTTACTAGATTTATGTTTACTTATTTCTTCTATAGGTTCACCAGTTGCTTTTGGTTTTACAGCCTCAATTACAAACGTAGCATTTTCAGCTATATTATTTACAGCAAAAGCCTCTAATGCATCTATTTCAGTTATATCCTTAGTAACTTTAACACCAGCTGTTACATATTCTATATTAAATTCAAAAGGAACATTACTATTCTCAATATCTTTTCTTAAAGCAATGTATTCTTTAAGTACCCTTGCTTTTTCAGCAGCTATATGCTTTTCTATCTGTTCTTTAGTAGCTTGAGGATTCTCTGTAGCAAATTTTTGCATAAACTTAGCAAATGAAAATCTGCTTTTAGTCTCACCATCTATTTTTTTAGTATATTCATATTTTGGTAATAACATTGAAGTTACTGCCATATGAGTACCTGTATCGGAAATCTTTCCAGAATCATCCATCATAACTGGATTAAGAGTTCCTTTTTTAACTGCTACATATTTAATATCTTCTTCATCTACAAATGTTAACTTATCGCCAAACGATAATTCCTTTGCCGCTTTTTTCGATACAGCTATTATAGAATATTCTGAAGATTTATATGCATGATTGTTTACGAATGCAAACCAATATGCTGTTTGATCATTTTGCACAGCAGCGCTCTGATCAGTGCCAGGAATAAGAAATGAATTGATAGTGCCATCAAATACTTTTAGTGAAGCTTCTTCAAATAAATGTTTTATCTCACCATCAGTATTCTTAAATAAGGTACCAAATTTGCCTTCTAAGACACTTTCTTTATCAAGTGACTCATCATATAGCTTCTTCTCTAACCAATCGTCTAGAGTAAAGAAATCACCTATAGCCTTCTTGTATTCAGATAAGAAAGTAGATCTGAATTTTCTTAGAGCAACTAATTCATTTAATAATTTATCTCGTATTTTATTTTTTTCAAATAGAGTAGATTCTTCTGTACTAATTATATCGTTTAATATAGATATTTGTTCTAATACATTTTTTCTATCTGATAACAAATCACTAAACTGATCATTTTTATTAACCCCTGTTACAGTTTTTGTAATTAAGTCCACAAGAGCTAAAGGATGCTTATCAATATGCTTTAATATAACATCACCTTCTGCGTCTAGTCCAAGTTGCTCTAATCCGATATAATAAGAATCATATGCATTATCATATCTCTCTTTTGATATTGTATGGAAGTCTTCTTCAGATTCTTCTTTAAATAGATGTTTATCTCCTGATCTGGAATATTCATATATTTTACCATTTACTTCAAGTTTAAAATTATTTTTAGAAGTTGTAGGTATATCTCTATCTATTGGAATACCAAGAACATCTATTAAGTCTGAATGAATAGAACGCAATTTAAATAATAATTTTCTCATTGTCCCTCTCAGCCCAGCTAATCCTGTTCTGATATCAGACACATCATTTTTTACTTTTCGTATCTCATCACGAAGTAAAAAGTACGTATTATTTAAAGAATTTAATACGGTTGTAGAAAGATTTTGTACTTTTTGTAAATTCAAATTAAGTTTTACAAGTCTTTCTTCTTGAACTACAATAGATTCTTCAATCTTACTTATGGAAGCTTCTATAAGATTTATCTCTTCACGAGCTTCAGCAATAGTTTTGTATATAGGAATAATTCGTGTTACAACTTCTTCTGCCGCACGTTTTCTTTTAGTTTTAACTTCCTCTACTTTAGAACCAACTCTAACTTTCCTAAGTTCTATTTCTTGTTCTGAAAGAGTATCTCGATACTTAGTTATTACATTATTAATATTAGTTGATATCTGTATAATTCTCTTTTGGAGAGATGCTGATTTTTCTTTTTGCTTATTTATAAGCTCTGTTGTGATATCAATAAGATTTGTATATTGAGTAGTAACTGCTTGTATTTGAGTTTCTTCACGTACTTCTTCTGCTGTTTTTACAGTAGTTATTGCTTTAAAATCAGTGATACGTTTTTCACCATTTATTGTAATAGTACCATCTGCATTTAAAGAAGCTCTATTTTTAGTAGCTTCATATTTTTCACCAATCTTATTAAATATTTGTAATGATAATGAACCATCACTTTTCTTTGTACCAACTTTTGCAAAAACTTCTTCCCCACCTGCTGTTGGTATAGATATAATACCTCTATGAGTGGCAATTTTATTTTTTCTTAAATCTTCATCTGTTGTAACAAGATCTTCTTCTCTGGTGAGAGCTAAAGATTCGTGTATAACATTATCAGAATATATTTTGGCTAATTCAGGAGAGAGCCCTTCTGTTGCCTTTGCCGATTGTTTTTTGTTATTTTCTTCTTCTTCTAATTTCTTAGCTTTTTCTTTATCTTCTAATTTTTTATCGTATGCTTTTTGCAGAACAGAAGTTTTATATAAATCTTTTAACTCATCAGACTTTATTTTATAATCCTCTACATAATTCTCTAGTTCTTCTATCTGTCTTTCTGCTACAATAATATCTTGCTCATCTATATTATTATTCTTTTTAGACTCGTCAAGTGCTTCCTTTAAAGAAGATATTAATTTTTCATTAGCTTTAGTCTCTGAAGATGAAATTTTTGTACTGCCTTTAGCTAATTTATTTCTTAATATATCAATACGTTCAAGAATAAACTCTAAAGTATTTTTTGTTGAAATTTTAGCATTTTCAGTTTCAAGAACAAATTCGTTAAATATATCTGAATCTGCTTCGTTTCTTTTAATTGATTTACGTAAAGTAATGGCATTTTTATCTTTGATATCATCATATATAGATTGAAGCCTGTTTGCTTTCTTTATTAAATCATTTTTTACTTGTTCTACAACACCAGGATCTATTCCAGTAGCTTCTGCATCTTGAGCAGCTTCTTTAGTAGCTAAAAATTCTGCATGCTTTTTGAATAATTCTAATCCTCCTTCTGTTTGAATAAATGGATATATATATCTAGCATCCATTATATTTTTAAAATATTCAAATGCTTCTTCTTCTCCATTAGCTTTTAAAAGATCCATAAAGCGTGTAGTTTGCGCTTCATTTAATTGATCTTTTGTGGCTTTAGCAAGCTTTTCTTTATCTACTACAAATTCTCCAGTATCTGGGTCTATAACAGGATTGCCATCTTTAATAACGGCAAAATCCTTCATAGTTGTATATCTATTTATATAATTACTTTTGAGTAATGAGTGATATTCGTTGGCTAACGTTTGTTCTGCTTTATTTCTACGAACTGTTTGAAAAGTAGACATGCCCCCACCAAGCAATCCTCCAAGTACTACAGACTTCCAAAACTCTGTACTTTCTTTATCTGATCCTAAAGCACGCTCTATATACTCACCAGCAACTTCATCTAAATCTTCAAGTGGATTAGATCCTTCTTGAGACATTTCAGAAACAACATTTTGTAAACCTTCTTCAAAAAATCCTTCAGACAATATACCAAGCCCTGTAGTTTTTCCAATCTTTGCAGCTTGTTCAAGTCTTGTTAATGGTCTTACAGCTTCTCTAATTTCACCAGTCTTAGTAAAAGATCTGGCAAGTACACTTTCTGCAGCTTTAGATTTGCCTCTATTAAACCCATTAAATAACCATTTCTGTGTAAGAATATTTGGTCCAACTAATATAGCAATATTTGACTTAAATGTATTTGCCCCAGCTTTACCAGCTAACTCTGGATCGTTATATTGAGCTAATGCATTTCTATAAGCTTCTTGTCCTTCATTAGCAGCTTCAAACGTAGTATTAAGAGCTACAGCAGTCCAATCATCAATTGTTCCAGCTAATTTTTGAGACAGCTGAAAACCAGGTTTTAATGTTTTCCATAAGCCTTGCACAGCTTCTCCAGCTTTTAATCCTTTGACTAAAGCTCCAGGAGCAAGCATACCAACAAGAAAACCAACAGCATCAGCGCCTTCGTTTGCCCAAAATGCTGATGAGCCAAGATTTTTCCATAACCCACCATCAATAACAGATTGAGGAGTATAAACTGGTAATAACTTTTTAACTCCTTCTTCTGCATTCTCAACAGCAGCTATCCATCCATTATTAAATGAACTACCAAAAGCATCAGGAGAAAATCCAGTCTCAGCCCATTCTGCAAATCCTGAAATATATCCAGGAAGAGACGCAGCTGAAGATAATGCTTTTGTTGCAGCTCTAGGCAGAAAATAAGCCCATCTTTCTAAACCAGACTGATCTTGAGCTAGTTCTTCTTGTAAATCTCGACCACCTGTAGGAATATATTCCCCAACTCTCTTTTTAAATTCAGATAATGGTTGATCTGGAGTAACATAAGACGTTTGTCTATTTAGTCCAACTGAATATGCAGGAGAAGGAATATTTGCTGCTTTAGTATAAGCATCAAATGTTTTACCTTGATCTTTGGTTTGAGATTTAGACAGATCTTCTTTTTCTATTGGTTCTTGCCCAAGAATGTTATTACTGTTAGCCATATTATTAGTTAATCTATACTTTTGCTAAATTGCTTAATCTATACATTAATTCATCAACAGAAGTGATCGCATTATCAATAGGTATTTCTACACCTTCTCTATATATTCTGAATGTAGATTGCCCATAACTATCTACATCTTCCTTCCAAGATATCCCTTTTAATCCTTCAGATATTGTATTAGATAATTCTTCATCTGATTTATTGGCATAATTTGGATCTGATTTTATCATATCTTTTATATATTCGGTATACGTATTTTGAACATCTGTCGGTACTTGTGATGTTTTACCTACACTATACTCTACTTCTGGGATCATATGTATATTTGAAAAATAAGCATCTGAAAGTAAAGATGGAGTATTAGTTGCTGCAGCAAGTTGTGCCCAAGCAGCATATCCTGATACTGCTGGATTCATTGTTACATTCAATACAGCACCTGATTTAACATCTCCTTTAACTAATCTTAAAATTGGAATTTTACCAGGAGATTGAAGCATTGCTATAGTGAGATCTCCTTCGGCTTCTTTAAACTTTGTTAAGTCTTTTTCATCTATGATATCAGATTCACCTTCTGGTGTACTAACTGCATATTGATTTATAATATTTTTTACAAAATCTACAACTTTTTCTGTATCAGATTTGGGTTGAATTGGAGGTACAAGTATGGCATATTCTCTAGTTAACCCTTTATTTAACTGTGAAGATATATCTTTTTTAACATTTGAGAAATCTGCATTATACCAAGAATTCATACTTTCTGATATTTTATCAGCCAGTTTCCCAGGATTTGATATATTTTTAGACTTTAAATAATCAAATATAAAAGTTCTTGCTGAGACAGACTTTCCTGAAAAACTAAAAAATTCTTTAAGATTTCCTGTCCCCTGAGTTAAATACAAATCTGTTAAATTATTAAATAGATCATCTTGAACAGATTGAGGCAATCCTTGAGCAGCTTGAGCTAATGTAACTCGTCCTCTATTTATAATTTCAATATTTTTTTCATTATTCAAAACATCTTTCTTAACAGCATCGTAATATTGAGATGTTTCATAATCTTGGGTTTTTTCGCCTTGGCGGGTATTCTTAAGTTTTTCAGGAGTTTTTATTCCATCATCTATAGTTATAGTTCCAATTGGAACCCAGGATTGAGGAACTTTGGTTTCTCTACCTCTACCTGTATCTATATCGGGTAATCTGAGTCTATCTTGTGACATTTTGCCCACTAACCCAGATTGCAATCCGCCAATGGCAACGCTTCTTAAAGTAGGATCATTTAAAAGATCCTCTGGTATGCCTGCTGTTTTTAATGCTTGAGACACCATATCTTGTCCTTCTTTACCAGAAAGAAAAGCATTCATTTCATTTGGATCAAGAAAACCTAATTGAGTTTGGTATTCTATTCCATATATTTGATTAGTTCTAGGATCAATTAAATTCTTTTCATAAGTTTTAGGATTAGCATTAGAATATTCTTCAGCAATTGTTCTGCCTATTGTAAATATATCTTTTGTATCTATAGGTCTATAATTATTAAGGGCTGTTTGATCTTCATATGTAGCTTTTACAGGATCATATACTGAATAATACCCTGCTCCTATTCTACGTTTATCTTCTTCTGCAGCTTTAACCAATTCTTTTTTTCTCTCGTTATATGCCCAAAAATCATTTTTTCTAAGTTCACTTATTTTTCTAGCCAACTCTTTAGCATATGAAGATGAAGCTCTATCATAATTATATTTCTTTTCTAGATCTGTCATAGTATTAGCAAAGCTTCCGAGTATCTCATTTTTTCTTTGAGTATCTTCTGCAGTAATTGTTGGAATCATGGAGTATTGATCCTGAATCTCAAGTTCTCTTGCTAAATTTTGATCATATGCCTGTTGATACTCAGAAAGCACTCCTTGGAGCGCTTGAGCATTTGTAGGTATGAATTGAGGAATGTATGATACTGGCATATTACCTGTTATTTAAAGAGTTTATATATTCTCTATTTTGTATACTATAAGGATTACCAAACAAACTATTCATAAGCCTTTCTCTAAATGTAGCATTTGGATTATTTGTTTGATACAATCCGTAATCTTTGCCCATTTGCGACATCCACTGATCTTGTGACCTTTGTGCACGATAGTCCTGTAAGCCTTGAGGAACAGCTTGAAATGCAGCGTCTCTATATGCAGAAGCGTCATCTAAATATTTACTTCTTAATTGAGCATTAAACATTGATCCTCTAAGATCTGATTCAAGATTTGCTTGATTGGCAGATTGTCTCATTTGAGCGTTTATATTTTCTTGTGTCATATATGACTGCCCAAGACCTGTACCAAGAGAATCATATATTGAACCAACTCCTGCTACTTGATTAGCATATGCAGCACCTGGAGAAGAAACATCTCTTGCGTTACGTAATGCTATGTTAGTAGCCGTAGAAGCATCTCTACGCATAGCCTCTCTTTGTGACTCTAATGATATTTGTTCTGGGGCTATTCTGGGAATATTTATTTGCTCAGTATCTGCTAATTTATTAGCCTTACTTGCTCCAATTATATTTCCTAAAAGAGATGACCCTGTTGAAATAAGAGAAGGAAGAATAGAAGAAGTAATAGGGCCATATTTTGAAGATGTAGCTCCAGCCAATCCAACTTTTGATAAATCCATATTCAATCTTGGGGCCTTTGCTGGAAGAAATGAAGATACGTTTGTTATTCCATCATATTGTTCTACTTCTTCAGATTGACCTTCTCCAACATCAATACCATTATCTGCTCTAAAAGACTCTTGTTCATCTCTTAATTTACGCAGTTCTTCAATAAGCTCTTTTTTTTCAAGCTCATCATATTCTGCTCTTTTATATTTTTTCTTTAATCGTCTTGCTTCATCGGCAAAACTATATGTTTTTTTATTCATATTTACTCATTTTATGAAAAGTACAATAATCAAATGGTAACTTATCTGCCCAACTTCTTATATTTTCTTTTACGTTTTTAAACTTAACAAAATATTCATTAATTTGTGCTAGCTATATATACTCTATCATCAATATTATTTGATATTTTATAAACTCCTCTTTCAGAAAGTTGATCTAAAGTCTCACTTGTGTATTCTAATAATAATGTCTTTTTCATCTTTTATTATATGGAATACGAGAACTAAATATGTAATCACCATCATCAAAATTTACTCTTATTTCTCCTTCCTCAACACGAGCTTTACCACCTACAGGTATACCTCCGTATGAGTTTTCCTCATGAGTACCACCACCTTTGTATTCAGTAAGCATGCTATCTCCTTCTAAGCTATTCATAAACCCACCATCTGGAAAAAAACTAAGATCTGGAATGTTATCTAATTTACCACCTAATGCGTGTTTCCATTTACTAGCATTTTTTGCAAAGTTAGCTTTTTTAACAACGGAAGATGAATACTTTTCTTTATTAGCCATTACTTTACTAGCTGCCTGTTGAACACTCATCCCATGTTTTTTTGCCCAAGCAGTAAATGATCCACGTTTCTCAGGTTTTATATAGATACCTCCATTCTTATATTCAAAGTACCCACCACTTTCCATTTTATTAAGCTCATCTGATATACCAGCTTCTTTTAATGCAGTATAATAACCAGGTGTTCCCGACATCTTTAAATAGTCTTTGATATGATCAGCTGCGATTCTTTGAGCTAATTTTTTATTTTTAGTATGCTCATATTCTACTTCTTCCCCCATAGCCATTTCTTGAGGAAACATTTTGAGATATTCTTTTGCTTCAGCTAATGTTGCATTTCCTTGTGGAAGTTTACCACCTTTTTTCATAGTTGGAATATTGGTAGTATTGGTTAGCCCTTGCAGTCGTTGCTGCGCTAACATATTGGTTCTATTAACTTCAATATCTTCTTCAGCTTGCTTTTCAGCATCTGCTTGTACAGCAGAATCACCAAATCCACCTATACCTCCAGCTATCATCGGAAGTCCAGCTGCGGCACCAGCTCCAGTAGCAAGAAGTGCCACACCTCCTATGGTCTGTGCTATATTGCCTACATTTCGTTTTAACCAACTACCAAATGAGTATTCGTCAGTGTAAGTTGGTAATATGTATTTGTCTTTCATATCTATAAATAATCACAAAATTACAATAATTATATAAAACAAACAAATATTTAGATTAAAATATAACCTATGTATAAACTTTACTTGAATGAAATCTATGTTAATATTTTAGCCTAACTATCTAATTTCTTGTAGGTCTATAAAATGTTGTAACATCATGGAGAGTAAACTTATAACTTTCCCCAGCAACCCCGGATAATGTCATATCACAAGTTATTACACTAGAATCTACAGAAATTAAAGTACTATCACAAGTTATACTTGCTCCTATTATGAATCCATTATCTCTAATTATTTTTAATCTGAGATATGAATCAGTTAATCTATAGAAATCAGCAGTAGTATCATCTGGTAACAACCACACTCTCCATTTCCTAGCTAAGTTCTTCACTGTTTCAGCAAGAGCCGAATTTGTATCCAAGGCGTTTGTAAAGTTTATTGTTTTCGTGATGCTTTGATAACTGTTAGATGCCTCTACCGTCGTCATTGCCAAATGAGGCACCAAAGAGCCCGTAGAATCAGTTAAATCTATTCTGAGGTCTATTGTATCGTATTTGTCAATAAGTACGCCATTCGGGTTAATAATCATGTCTACGAAGGAATCATATATCTCGCTATTGGTATACCCATAGAATTGTCCATAATTTCCAATATTATGTCTATATCCTCTAGCAACTGTAGAGCCTGGAGTAATTTCTATTGAATAAAAATGATCATTTACATGATACATTGCTTCAGGATAAAAACTATATCTAGAAACAAATGCATTAACGTATTCATTAAATACAATAGTATTAGATGTTGAACCATCTGTTATATAAAATAGTACTTCTTTATACTCTGGATCAAATCCTGTTCTTACTTGAGCTATATCATCATAACTCTTCATAAGACTTCTTATTCCTAAAACCTCAGATATTGGAACATCTCCTTCAGCAGCAAGATTGTATATTATTTTGTCACTTCTATCTAAATAGTATAAAGCTTTATTTGAAACTATCAGATCAGTAGCTTTAGCTATTCCAGAGGAAGTTGTTATATAATCATATCTAGCTAAAATATCTCCAGTTCCAAGAGTTAAAGAAAGTCCTGTTGTATCTTGAATCAAAGACCTGTCATTTATAGCAATAAGCGATATTGCCTTATTTTGAAAAGCAAAAAATCTATTTCCAAAATTAACTACCTTATTTATATCTCCATACTTACCATCTAATTCTATAGAGTTATTTACTCTAAGAGTGAGCCAGCTATCAGAATATTCATTATTTATTTTTTTATCACTAGCTATTATCTTAAATGGATTTTCTTCTATAGAAATACTATCAAACAATTTACATTGTAAAATAAGTCCATTTAATGAAGCAGAATAAGCTGAATTATATCTATATAAATTACCAATATCAGAAGGATAACTAGAAGGCCATTTGGCTATTCCATCAGCCTGTCTTTCTTGAACATTTATGTGAGATGGATTATTAAAATTATGAGCATATTCCATAAATGGATCTAATCTATAAAAATTATTTATAGAAGATTCACATGGAACAAGAACTATTTCCTCTACTATATAATCATCTACAGCATTTGCTGTCGGAAACATTGACCTTAGATATGCAAAATATGTTATAAAGGTATCCCCATTATAACAAGTTAAATTATCTGTATCAATGGTTGTAAAATCAGAATAAGGAATTACTGTATTATATGACCTAGCCTCATATGTATATCCATTGTATTGCGTTTCAAAAACATTTCTAGTATATGAACCATACCCATACCCTACTGCAGCCGCTGCTAAATTTAAATCAGCATCTAACTCAGCAATCAATGTAGTTCCTTTTTGACCGTGATATTCATTTCCGCTAAAAGTAAAAGTTATCCAATTTTTATAAGTACGAGCCCCATATGAATGAGTAAGCACATCAGATTCATCGACAGTTTGGGTTTCTTCAATACCTGCATTAGCAACAGTTATATATACATTATCTGTTGAATGTCTTGCTGTAGTATTAGTAGCTTTTAATATACCTAACACTGCGTTTCTAGATAAGGTGGCAGTGTATCTACCATCCACTCTTAACTTATCCCCAGTTCGAAAAGATAAAGTTCTGTTAAAATTTATTTCTGGTGATATAAATTCAATAAGCCTTTCACTATCAGCAATACTATCTTCAGCTTTAATAAACATTTCTGAAGAACTACTATATGGACGGTATTCGTCAGCTAATGAATCATAACCTAATTTTGAAAATAAACCAGTAGCTAAAATAGATCTATCTGAAGAGGACCTCTCGCATCTAAATACTTGCCACCCAATTAAATCAGGATCAGTAGGAGTATTCAAGAGAGTCACTTTTGGATATAAATAAGAGGCGCTCCCAACAATAGTACCCATTATATTATAGTCAGTATCATCATTTATAGAGGGCATTCTAAGATCACATATCCATTGAGGAGTAGTGTATTGCATCTTAGTATTATAAAATACAATGTACATTCTATATACTTCGCTTCTTTGAGATGATCTATGTGATGTATCAAAAGCAGTACCCTCTCTAAGAGTTAAATTAGCGCTATATAAAGATGCCCCATTATCAATAAACAATGTTTCTGTAACAAATTCAACCTTTACATTAGGTCCTTCTGCTCCCAATGTCACTCCGTCTTTTTGAAATATAAATTTTTGGGTGACGTCTGTATCATTATCTAAATTATTATATAGATTTATTCCATCATGGTTATAAGAATAATTTCCCCATTCCGCTAGACTATTTCCTATAGTAATACCACCAGATCCTCCAGTATCATAAACGATCGAAGAAATAACCGTTTCCCCAGCTGAAATATAACTATATTCAAATAAGGGATTTCCTGTACCGGTGGCAAAAAAAACAGCATCTATGATATAATCTGTTGCAGGATTATAAGAAGGTAAAAATATACCAAGAGGATCAGATATTTCTATAATAGGATGTACTTCAGTTCCCCCCAATAATACAGTAAGCCCTCCGGCAGGAGAAATATAACTTCTTGTTATACCACCTAAACTATATCTGAGAATAAGTCTATCTCCAAATACATTATCTATTGTAGTAACCACTCTTCCTGCTGGTATTTCCCCCCATGCTGTAAAATCTGTAATGTGCAAATGAACAGTATTATTATCAGCACGAAAAGTATTCATGTAATCTGAATTGGTCTGAGGAGATGTATCAGTAAAGTTTTTGGTCACATAAGCTGAACCAGTCGGGGAATTTGTATTATTTCTAAATCTTACCGCACGACAATCAAAAAACGAAGAACCAGTTGGATCTAACCATATTGGATTCCATACATCTTCTTTTAGATTGGCGTAGAACATTATATTATTTTTCGAAGCAAGTGATCCAGCGGAATAGTTAATTTGACCTTGAAGTCGAAACTCAGCTATTTCTATTGTACCATAATCATTTATGCCAGAATCTATAATTGTAATATTATCAGTATTGTATTCATATTCCCCAACAATCTTAACTATTGGAGATAACCCATATTGAGTATAATGTAAAGCTACAATTCTAATTCTATCGAAGTTTTGATCTAAGTCAGTAATTAAGATTTCAACAGAATTCCCAGTATTGACATTAATATCATTACCTGTTATATTTCTTGTATTTGAACCAAAATTTTCAGATGATAAATTTACATAATTAGATAAAGGAGAGAATGCTGATTTGGTTCCGTTCTTAATATATAATTGATATGCGTGCTGAACTATACCCGAAGTATATGCTCCTCCAGGTCTTGCTGTAGTTGTTGGCGATGATAGAGTTACATCAGGATTTATTTCAAATACATTTGCTGAAGAAATACTACCACCTCCTAGCACTAATGTCTCTGCAGAAGATATATTCAAATACCGTATAGGATTGAGACCATCTACCCAATACACTTTTTTTATTAACGCTGATTCATATCTAGATTCAGCTTCTATCCTATAGTCTTCTGAAAAGTTTAAATCAGTACCTCTATATAAATACCCAGCTTTATATGCTGTTGTACCAGCTCCTACTACTTGATACACTTGATCTAAATTAATAGGAGTAGAACTAGTGTCTATTCTATCTGCATCAACTTCTAATAAATATATAGAATCTGTTCCTGAATCATTTGTTGCAAAAAATATAACAGAATCTTTAGTTGTATCATTATACGTATTTCTTATAGGACATACTCCTATAATTATATCTTCAAGAGCAAAAGCAAGTTTTAATGATGTCCCAGGAACATTTGTCATAGCTCCTGCAGTAAGAGGATCATTAGTAATAAGACGCATATTTAATGCATCATAATAAGTATGTTCTGAATACTTATTAACAGATGTATCTCTATCTATTCCTTTTGAAAAAGAATTTATTGCTCTCTGTGATCTCATTAGAATTTCCTTTGCTCAATAATGTCAGTATTTTTAAACCCTTGCTTATGCTCATTTAATTTAACAATGGATCTCAATATCATATTCTTTATGGATTCCATCATGTCTAGCGAAGGCATTTTTGATTTTGATCTTGCAGAGGCTACGTACCATGTAGCTTCTCTGTCAGACTCCCTATAAAAACGCTCATCTTGGGCATTTCTAGACAGTCTCCAGCGTTTATAATCTATTCTTGATGTTAGATACCACTCAACTGCTTTTATGTACCTTATATCGTCTGGAATCATAGGCATTCCAAATTCATCAAGAGGATAAGCTTTATAAGACATTTCTACAAACCCATACTTAAAGTTTGTATACATATGACCATTATTGAGTTTATATTTAGGAATAAAATTGCTACCAATAAAATTAGAACTTGTAGCTCTTAAATTAGCTCTACGAACATCATCTACTATATCTTGTAAACTTTCCCCTGCGTCACCTAAATCTCCATCATCTATTTGTTCTTCGGCTAAGTCAAGTCGTTGTTCTATTGAAGTAGGTGCTATCGAACCTGCTAGATTAAACACATTTGTATTCTGCTCTTCTAGTACAGTTGGAGAATACGGAAACAAATCTTGAGATTCATGCATTGCTGTAAAGCCTACAATCTCGTCATTCCCATTTAAATGAACTAACCTACATGGACCAGATATAGCAAGATCTGCAGGGAGCTCTCCTTTATAGTTATCAATGACAATAGGAATAGGATTATCCCCATTCCCATTAGTAGTTTTATCGAAATACACATTTGGTACTCCGATTAACCGCAAAAGATCAATCACATCTTCAGCAGCATCTTGCCATGGAATTACTTCATATTCTGTAGCCCTATATACTCTTTCAATAATAGAACTTAAACTTATAAACTTGCCGTTCATGTTTTATAATTATGATATGTATTACGTTTTTGTTTAGCAAGATAGTAATCATTTTGTCTATCTTCCGATTTTATATGAGCTGCTAAATCTAATCTATTTTGTTTTGTAGGTTTAAATCTATATGCCCTTACATTTTTAAACTTAATTTTATGTCTTTCCCAGTGCCATTTCATTATATATCCGTTACTATGATCATTAGTTTGATATATTAATGTTTTACCAGGTAATTTTTTTATTTCTTTATTAGTTAACCCTTTATATTCTTCATTCCAAATTTTCCAACTCGTTCCCCAATCTGGAACCATTTTACTCTTTTGTAGTTTGCCATCCTTTATTCGTATCTTTAGTTCATTTTTTCTAATCCCTAAATATCCTAATCCATATGGCATTTTAAATTCAAGTGATTCTTTTATAATTTTTTCTGAAATTTTTTTGTTTAATCTGTGGCATATATCAACATATTCTTTTCTTGTAATTCCTGGGACACCTTTTTTCTTCTTATATTGTTTATAAGCATCCCAAAGCCCCATTGTTATTTTAATTGAATGTTTCTTCATTCTATTAGCCCACTAGAATCATTTTTTTCATCCGATCTTGTTTCAAGAATATTTCTGATATCCGTTTTAATAATATCATTTTTCATATATTCAATCATATGAAGATTTACTGGATAATCGTCAGTAGTTTCATCAAACGTGGATACTTCTGTAGGATCAGCAAATATAGCAGTAAGAATTAAATACTTCAAAGGCTTTTCTATTTCAGAGTTAGATTTTACATAAAACCTATTATCATAAAAAGCTGCAAATAACATATGCTTATTTACCACACCATTCCCACACCAACGCAATCTATCGAAAGGAACATACTGTATAGTCTTAGAAAGAATATCAGGAAGAGATATTTCATAGACAGCAGGACCAATTCTATACTCTATCATTTTAGGTACTTCAGCTGTTCTTAAAATGAGGTTACCAAGAGATAGAGCGTCCGTACCAGTTCTCTCTAATGATGAATCATATGCACTTAATGTAAGATATTCTGTTTGTAGTGTATTAAGCTCTACAAATTGTCTATCATTTAAATGAGTCTTTATAAATGTAGCACGCTTTAACATAATAAAATCCCTCAATAAACGAGGGTCAATTCTTTCATCGTTAATCACATGTGCATTTCTGGCTTCTTCTATAAGAAGATCTGCTATATCCTTTAGTAACATCTTTATTTAATTTCAACTATTTATCTGAAAATGAAAACAACGAGAATAATAAAACCCATATCTCGATTTATTTTTATTTTTAATTGCCGAATTTATTGCGGACACACAACAATTATTATCCCTAGCTGCTTCACTTTGACTACCATAACTTTTAATAAATACTCCATTTTCATCGAACTTATGTACCTCTATACTATGGTTATGATTATATCCAAATTTACCTTTCCAAGTAGGAGGAGGAGGTGTTAGCCCAGTTTGAATTGCATGTTTCATATTTTGACTCCCAGTACACCATTCTAAATTACTAGCATTATTATTTAACTTATTCCCATCTATATGATTTACTTGTAAAAGATCACTATTTGAAACATAATGAAACTTCTTTGCCACAATACGATGTATTGGAAATTGTTTGGACATGCCGTTTATTCTTAATACTACATGTAGGTAACCATTTGTGCCTAAGCCAGGTTTTAAAAATCTATTAGTCTTATTACTCCAAATTCTACCATCTTTATGTATTATATAATCACTATTCATAACTATTTAATATTTACTAAACTAGCTGGAAATGGGGTATGTCAAAAAATTTAGTATCATTTATATCACGGTCATTATCCCAATCAATCCCTGATATAATATCATGTTTAATAAGACCTTCATCATATAACCTTTTTGCTACACCTTGAGCAAATCCTGCAAAAAATATCATTTGATCTCTACCCCAATCTAATTTTCCCTCCCATGGAGCTAGATCAACGGCCATAGAAGGATAAGAATTATGCTTGCTATTGGGGAACTTAACTTTGGAATAACCATCAGCATAAGCCTTATCCTGTTCTTCTTGGCCTCGATGCCCACATACTACAGTAAAATCATAGTACTTTATTAATTCATTACAAAATATAATTAAGTCCTCATGACATGTAGATAATCTATCCAATGATGTTTTACTTAGTTTGGGCATATTAGTAAATTATTCAGGTTTATCTTCTTCTTTTAATTCAACAGATTGTTCATCATATTGTCTTTTAATCACTTCCATTACTGGGACAGACACCTTAGCAGGGAGTTCCAATAAAGCTTGATAAATTATATTAAGATGAGCTTCTGTTAATTTTAAACTAAATATCTTATCCATATTTAAAATGTTATTTTTACACCAGGTGCAATAAACCAATTCTCTTTAAAAGTCTTGTATTTATTAATATCATAACCTACTCCAAGATTGAATGTAAAAGAATTAAATAACTGGAGTGCAGATACATCCACCATAAGAGACATAAACTGCTGAGTAATATCTTCTGTTATAGGAAATAGTACATATCCACCAAAACCATAGTTATTGAAAACTTCACCTTCGTTATTAATAAAATGAGAAAAAGTTATACCAAAACCAGAGCGTGAAAATGGTTCTGTAACAAATTTACCATCAGCTACAGAAAAATTAGTTTTAGCTCCAAGAACAGTAGCTCCAAATCTCATAATTAATGCACCATTGTCATTAACTGAAATTGTGTCAGAGCCTGCTCTAAGTTGTTTAGCAATCTGCTTAGTCTTAATAGTTTCAACAGTTACAGGTTGAAATAAACTTTTAAAAGCAGGTTGAGCAGATGCTGTCAAAGCCATGCTAGAAAGCAACACCCCAAGAATAAGCATCTTAGTTGCTTTACCACTCTTCTTTTTAGGTTCTTTAATAGCTTCTTTCTTTTCACTTTCAGGAGCAACAGCTTTTAATTGAGCTTCATGCTTCATCCTAACAGCTTTCATCTTAGGAGATTCAGTTGCTTTCTTCTTAGCAAGACTAAAAAGAAAATTAACAACTTTACGCCAAATAGATCCTTCAGGAATCTTATCACTTTCTCCAATCCATTCGGAAAGAAAATACATAATTACTAAAATTAAAGTCCAAAGATTGGTCTTTAAAAATTCCATAAACGATTCCCCAAAGTCATAAGTAACTACTGCTGTAGAATCAGTTGTCTGACCGAATGTAAACAGGGCAATTACAAATAACACAAACATTGCAAAATACTTCTTCATTTTTTTTGTTTTTGATTATTATTATTATTAATAGATTCTCCTTCTACTATATAGAAAGTCCAAAAATCCATACACAAAGTTCTATCTAATACAAATTCCCAAGGAACATGACATGTACCACACATTCCCCATCCTGATCCCCAAGAGTTTAATTCTATAGTACCATCTTTATCATAATCAAATATAACCATACAGTGACCTCCATGAAGGGTTTCTTTTTCTTTATTGGGAATAGGAACAATTCCTGACTCAGCCACTTCTTCTGACATGAAACTATCATATATAAGTTTACCATATACAACAGGGTATCCTCTAGATACTGCATCTTTTATAGCTTCTTTTGTATGAGGCAACCTTTCATATCTTATAGACTGATGATCGAGTGCTTCTTTAAAAGCCTCGTCAGAAGGCTTAATTGCAAATTTCTTTATGCAATAAGGAATTGTTTTTTCACTACATAATCCAAATTTATTAATAGCCTTAAAAGCATCTCTTATAGATGCCCCGGTATCATTGTCTTTATCTTCTCTTGCTATATAATATGCAAATAATCTTGATGCTAAAAAGTCAGACTGATTGTTTGTTTTAAGAACATATCTGTATGCTTCTACAACACCATGTCCTACACAACTACCTAAAGCTCCTTGATTATATCTTGTTCTAAACTTTTTAATATTTCTTTTATTAGTAGATTCAGGTAATCCTTTATATCTTCTAACTCTATATACAATATCTCTAGGATCTTCCTTATCCTTAATAGCTCCTAATGCATATGGAGTTGTTTTTTTACGCATAAAATACTTCTTAATAAATTTGTACAAAGATACGAAATTTATTTTAATTGTCAAAGCCTTTATTCTATCTTTTATATTCATCTTAAATATTATTATATGTCGGAAGAGTTGTTGTAAGGGTTCCTATTGTTACCCAGTTGGCCCCACTATCAAAAGATACTTGAACAAATACCGAACAAGTACCATCATCCACTATGGTCTCTGTTATCTCTACGTCGGTATTCGTAAAGTTAGCAGAACTACCTGCATTGATATGAATTTCTGACCCCAATAAAAAATCTTGTTGCCATGTAAGGCTGGTGTCTTCAAATCTTAATCTTACTGCACAACCAAGAGCTGTTGTCATCAGGTTATTTATATCAAAGTCATAGTCAACTCTCATATGTAACCAACCACCACCTAGATCATATGATGTAATACTATTCAATGTAGTTGTGAAAGTATCTTCAATATCTTCTGCCTCTCCCCATTTTCGGTAAGATATTATTTCGACTCCCCCTTCACATACTGCCAAAGGTGTTACATCATCGCTATCCATATATACTGGGCGAAAACATAAAGTATAATTATTTCCAATGGTTTCTCCATTTGCCCCTAACGTATATAATAAAGTAGCACTCTCTCCAGATGGTTCACTTAAATCAATATAGTCAGTAGTGTAAACTAAAGAATATGCACCAGCATTTACGCTTCTCCACACTTGTACTTTTACTCTAGACCAATATGTTTCATCTTCTACATTAGAAGATAATATAGGACAAAGTTTACCTCGCTGCAATCCACCTTTAATCTCCATGTTTCCATATATCACGTATGTTGATTGATGAGGCTCTGCCCAATAAACGGGTTTTGTATTTTCATTATGATTATACCCAGCAAAATCCCCAATCTTCCCAAATGCTGGAGCAGTATATGTAAAAGTAGGATTATCTGTACAGACTGACGGAAGAGCTACATCATATGCAGTTTGACCAGGTTTATATCTTGCCCACGCATTTATTTTACCAGATTCCCCACCAGTTACAAAAGTACCAGTTAAATTACATAGATCATATAATTCATCTGTAGAAGCTACTAAAACTGTTTTAATATCCCCAGTTATGGATATATTAGCACAATCCAAGTAACCGGCTCCTATTGTTATACTAGCCTGTTCTGGAATATCAGCATCTGTTTTTAAATCAGAAGGCTGCCAGAATGTTGTGTATCTTCTTTTTGCTCCCATTCTTAAGGTGTTCCAAATGCTACAACATCATTTGCAGCGGTTATTAATCCTGATGAAGTTATACTCAATATAACAGTAGCTCCATATTTAATCACTAACTTTCCGCTCTCTTGAACAATTGTAAAGTTGCTTGTCCTAAAAGTATCAGGAGTAGAATACTCTAAGTCGGTGCCGGAACTATTTACTCTAAGTACTTGTAAGGCAGATCCCCTCCCTAGTTTAACGAACTTTGTACCATTACTCTTCAATATATCTCCAACAGCAATACTAGTATCGGTGATGATATTGTTGGTAGCATTTATTGTTTTATTAGTTAAAGCAACTGATTCAGAAGATGTAAAGTATGTACCAGAATGATTATGACCGATTTCACTATACAGCCCGGAATGATTTCCCCATGAATATGATGTATTCCAGTTTGATATGTTAGTTGATGTAACTCCATAGGCAGCGTGAGCTACAAATACTGGATCACTCTCAGCAGTAATCCCACTAGGAGGAATATTCTGCCAAGTTCCATCTTCTCTCAAAAATTTAGTAACTCCGATACCAAGCATAATCCCACCAACTGAACTAGTTGTAGCAAGTGGCATTGATTCCCATATAGTAGGGGGCAACCATCCTGAATCAGACCATGCTTGAATATCATAATCTCCTGCAAATGGATATTTACATCTTATGTATTGATTAGGAGAAGTACCTTCTAATGTAAACCAATCGGATAATAAAGGTAATACATCTGTTTTAAGAAGAGCTGAGAAAGCAAATGCTGTTCCACTAGCGGCTCTAAGAAAGTGCCCAGTAGTTAACCCAGAAACAGTATGATACGTAGCACTATCTAATTGATGAGCTACTGGTGTTCTAGCATTAGATAATCTAGAATCATTACCAACACAAGCTGTTGCAGCTGATGATCCATATGCAACAGACACAGTACCTGTTTCTATATTTAATCCTGTTCCAACTCTTAAATGCCCGGCTACAGTCCCATCTCCATATCCATAGGTAGAGGCATTTACCGCATGTGCAATAGGTGTCTGAGCATCAGCTAGCAACCCACTTAATCCAGTAACAGATATTTCATCAGCTCCTCCGTTTTGATGAGTTGCAGCATGCGCATCTGGAACTCCAGCTGTAGGTATATCATACCATCCACGTATTCCAGATGAATTAGTCCCATATAATTTACTATTTCCTGGAGAAGCTACATCATTAACAAGTGATACAATTGTAGCTGCTTCAGATAAAGAATGTTGAAAAGTATATGCAGATGTATCCAATATCCAAGTATTGACGCCTGTCTTTCTAAGAAGTCCAGATGTGCCAGCTAAGGCGGCTATCGCAGTAAGGTCTCCATCTAATGCTTGATATAAGCCACTATGATTTCCCCAACTGTACGCAGTGTTCCAATTTGATATATTGCCAGATGTTATTCCAGCTGCCACTGATGCGATAAATACGGGATCTGTTTCAGAAGTAAGATATCCAATTACAGAATGATCTCCCCACCCGTAAGCTGTATTCCAATGTGCAGAATTATCAACAATAGATGGACCCCATTCAGTTCCAGTTGACGTAACGATTCCTCCGTCAGGATAATCCGTAAGAATTCCTCCTCCGCCAGCTATTCTTCGTATTCTATTAAGAGAGAGATTAGAGCCAGACGGAGTAGATTGATTACCTAATACTTTCGTACTATCTTTTAACTTTCCTAAACTAATCATACTCTATTTGGATAGTGCTGTTTGAATATTTGTTAAACAGCTGGATTATACTTTGTATCTGAACTTTAGATAATACATCTTTTGCTTCATCTCCTTCTTGGTTCATAAGAACTTTATATATAGCTTTAATAAGAAATAAATTCTTTATTGAAAATATTTCTGATGAGCCTAATCTTTTTCTAACTATATAATCTTCTGTAAAATTAGAATAAGCCTCATTAATAACTAATTGGAGATCTGAGTAAGTCATTCTGATATATTGTTAAATGCATCAAATATAAAATAGATGGCACTTGTATTACCTAATATTGCATTTGCTTCAATAGCAGTAACGAGAAAATCAAGCCAATTGGCATATTCCATTTGCTTATTAGTAAGGTTTGTATCATATGAAGCAAGTTCTGCAATAAACAAATCTCTAAGAGACATCGCATCATAATATAATACTTCGTTACTTGTAAAGCTATCTACTAATGCAGCACCATTATACAAATCCATTTTAATAGTATATATGCTATTTGGAATAGTATCATCATAACCTACCCCAAATATTTGTGCACCTGTTAATTCATATTGAAATCCTTCTTCAAAAGCCACTGTTGCAATAGGTACTATAACTGTCGCAGTATATAAAGGATCATCTCCTATGACTACTTCTGAATACATCGAAGAAATTGTAAATGTTACACTATCTACTGCAGGAACACTTGCCCAATCTGTACAAGCATCCACTATTAAAAGCGATTTGCCTTTATCGTAGTCTTCTGTTGTAAAAGCTAATTCAAATGCCATTTTATCCTTTTATGAAATTTATAATAAATAATATAACACCAATTATAAAAGATACTCCAAAACTAATTCCACCAGCTGTCCAATATATCCTATCTATTCTATTATTTATTTTATTACTATCTTCTTCTTGTTTTGATTTTAAACTTTTTAATTTTAGTTCATTCTCGCATTGTCTTTTTATAAGTCCTGACTCATTATATTGATTTCCAAGCAATGCTGTTTTAATATCGCTGACATCCTTTTGAAGTTGCTTTAGTATATCATCTGGAACATCACACATTTCATTGATCTCCTTTCTCTCTTCCATATCAAAGTTTTATTTTTTTTATATATATTAGTTTGCTTTCACATAATTCTTTTAAATCCATAGGGTCATCGTCCCACGGACTTAATGAAAAATCTGGTCTTACTTGGGATATAGCAGTGCTGACAAATTCACTACAAAAATAACGTTTTTGAGCTCCAAGCCCTCTATGACCAAGCCATTTTTCTCTTCCTTTAAAAATAATATACAATATTCTATATATTTGATTTATAAAATTACTAAATTCATATTTCTTACCAGCTTGCTCTAAAGACCATGCTCTAAGTAATCCAATAAGTGAAGAATTTAATGGAATAGAATATATATAAATAATGCGTTTCTTTCCATCACCATACATCCCCCTAATAGTTTTAGGAAATACCCCTCTTCTTTCTGCCCCAATTACTAAATCATTACCTACATATATATCAGCATGATTACATATTTCTTTAGTAGTCTTACCTAAAGCTATTTGTTTTAATCTCATAAAAAATCTAATAGCCTTGGCTAAAAAACTATAAGATCTAACCATAAATACATATGATTTATTATCGTTAGGAAAAGCGGCCAAAACCTCATCAAATTTCTTATGTCGTTTCATCGTTTCATTTATTTGCTACTACACTAAAAAGGTTCAAGGGTTGTGCCTGCCTGAACTGAATGTATCCCATCAGTCAATCTCCCGTATATATGTGCAGTTGCGGGGATAAGATTAACAACACCATCGGTATCATCTCCCGATGTTTTACATTCAAATAGATATACCTTAGAAGTATCGCCTACACCAGCTCCTGTTCCAAAGGCCCCCTTGTGAGGAGCGTCCCCCGAAATGCTGTCATGGGCATAGCAAGCAATATTCAGCGAAACCGCTTGCCCCACGTCGTGTACCTGTATTCCTTCCGTCCCATAATATTCTCCGTTTATTCTTAATATTATAGCCCCGTCGTGCGTTGTAGACCCATTATTTATATGGTTGTCTAATCCATAATTGTCTGTGCCACCACAATCCCTGCCCACACAGTTTATTTCTACTATTGAGGGACTATATCCCCCCGCATCCTTGTAAGTAAAAGCGTCATCCCTCGCCCTTGCCGCTATACAATTTTCTAACCAAACATAATTATTGCCGCTAAAATTTATTAGATTTGTTGTGGGTTTGTAAATAAACTTGCATCCCTTTGCCGTAAAGTGCCCTAATGTTGCAGTGTCGTTAGACACCCCTCCCGGACATATTACTGTTATGTTTTCCATATAATTATATTTCCCCTTATCAGGAGCAAATGATGCTATCGCTACCAACACGTCGTCTCTTTCGGGAGTTAAGTCATCAAACATTCTTACATACAGAACGTCCCCAACACTATCATAATAACAAGTTCCGGCAGTAGCCTCAACTGCCGCCCGATTTGCCACAATGCTTAATGCAGTCGGATCGTTTGCGGCATCTATTAAATTAGTGTCAACCATTACCTGAAATGCGCTTAATGACGCAGAGAACACACCACCACCCTCATCACTCCAACTTAATTCACTACCCAAATAACCCCTGCAAACAAAGGATTCTCCATCAGAAATTATTTCCCTGTCCCCAAATATTATAGCTGAGGCAGTGCCAGCATAACACCCTGCCGATATGTATGCTCTATCATAACTAACTGAATTTAATTTATTAAATGTCTTGTATGCCGTTTCAGCCGTATTCCCATTATTGGTGTCAAGTCCGCTTGTGGCATTGACATACTTAACGGTAGGAGATGGTAATGTTTTTCTAAAGTCATCGATTGTATGACTTGTAATTGTCCAAACTCCCCCAACTTTATCAATGGTTAATCCCGGCAACATTGGATGTGTATATCCAATATCTGAAAGTAGTGTCGCCCAGTATGAACTCCAATTTATACCACTAGACATTCCAGCATTCCACTGTTTTAATAATATGCTCATACTGCAGGTTGTGTTATATTATACCAATAATTTACACCATCGTAAAGAAATGTAATAAGATTTATTGTTCCTAATGTATTAACATAATCCCCACTAAATGTATTTTTTGAAAAAGTAGATGCAAAAGTAGGAGTATTTGTTCCATTACCAGTCAATACATATATAGCTCCGCCACCAACAAGAGGTGCATATGTATTTGGAGATAATTCATCATCTGCTGTAGGAGTATGATGTACAACAGAACAAGCTGATCCAAAAGGAACAGATGTTGAATAAGGAACTATCCCAGGATATAAATCTTCTACATCACTTTGAAGATTATTATATTCTTTTGATTCAACAACCTTGTTATTAACAGCATTAGGATAAGCTGTATTTGTTGATTTTATTTGTTTACTTTTCATTTTAATTATTAATTATTGTATCCTGCTAATTTGCCATTATATTTACCGAACTTCGTACCCACTTTGCCAAAGACTGAGACTGCTGCGGGAGGCTCGCCTCCACTTTCCGTCACCGTACCTACACCAAGCAGAACAAGGCCGGTAAATGGTTGTAGTGAGATTTCCCCCGAATACGATGCGTTAGTAATATCAACCATCGAGGCAGACAGTGTCCAATACTTTACAGCTTTTGTGTTATTATAGATAAAATGTATATCATTAGTTGAGCTGACACTGACGGGACTGCCGTAGGAGTGGGCATCGTCCGGTGTGACCAGCGCCTTCCATTCTGCCAGCGTATGGTATCCGGAGGCGTAGTAAAAGTGGTTATCATCGTCGATCGGCCTGGCGTAGTAGTTGTAGTCGAAAGCTCCCCAGGCTTTTATTTCGTCGGTGGTGTAAATGCCAGATCGGAGGCTTACTTGTGCTGATGCCTTTGCTATCAGCTTATTGTTATTAAATGTTATGCCTGTCGAGACTCCGGTTCCCCATTTCAAGAATTCAGCCTGTCGCTGGTTGTCAAAGAAGAGGTTCCCGGTGATCGTGTGGTTATCTCCGTAATGGATCAGCAGACCCGCTCCCCTGCATCCGGCGACGATGTTGTTTGTTATCGAGGCCCCGCTTCCTCCGGCATCGTAGTAGATGCCTCTTGGTATGATAAGCCAGCTCTCCGATCCAATTCCGGAGTTCAGCACTATGTTCTGGTTGATCGTTCTGGTCCCGGTACTGCTATTGCAGTAGATCCCGCCTCCGTCGTCGATCACCATGCATGGGTAATTGATGAAATTCCTGTAAATAGAAAACGACGAGATGCTGGAGCTGTTGATTCCACTCCAGGCTATGTATTCGATGTTGTTATATTCAACCGTTGTGTTCGTACTGCCTATGTAGATCCCTGTTGCGTGTGGCATGCGGGCTGCCCCTTTTATCATTCCGATGTGGGAGATGTCGTTATGTGTGACTGTGATGTTGCTCCCTACCAGGTAAATGCCGTAGTTGCTGTGGCTTATCATATTGTAGTGAAATTCCGAATAGCTGCCACCACCATCCTCGATGGCTGATCCTCCTGCGAAGCTGATGTCGCAATTCTTGACCTGGTTGTAGCGCGTTGAACTATTATTGTGGATTGCGTGGCTGATGGACCCCGTCAGTTCCAGGTTGGTGATGTGTATGTAGTCGTGTGCGTTGTTATAAATCAGTTTATTCAGCGTGGCTATCTTCACATCCTTCCCGGCTGGGTTCCCATAAACGTAGAGCTTACCTGCGCTGGTGCTATGATACCATTCGTTGGTGGTGGTGACGCATCGCAGATCGTTCTGTATGAAATAGCGGCGGTTGTCTTCTGGCGTTCCCGAGTATGAGCAGCTGCCCCAAGTAAGGACCCCTCCGGAGGTGTGGTCTGTTATAACGCAGCGGTCGACTATCCAGTACTGTTTATTAATGACGATATCGGCTCCGGTCCAGTCTGGGCTGTCGGGCAGTTCTGGGTCTGTTATGGTACTGGAAGTGGCGGTGGTGTATGTCAGCCATTCGGCATCCGGATAGCGACCCATGCCTACCGGCACTCCGTCCATGATCACCATATTCGTCTGCGCCTCCGAGCTGCTCACGGTCGCTTCGTAGATGCTCCCGCTATAAAGGCTCCAGCTCGTGAGTGTTGTGAAGCCGGTGATGATAGGCTTCTCTCCTGTCCCATAGGCTCCTATGACGATTGGGTTCCCGGCGGTTCCTGGCTCGGCTACCGTGATGGTTCCGTACCAGGTATCGCCCCTCTTGAATAGGATGCTGTCCCCTGGGGCGAATGTTCCGGCTGCCCAGAAGCTGTTGACCTTTGATATGGTTGCCCAGGCTGCCTCGTCGGAGGTCCCTGCTGCCTGGTCATCACCTCCGTTCTTAATGTAATAGTTAGTGGCTGATGCGGTCAGCGTGATTAAAATAAACGGTATGAACAATAGTCTTTTCATGTTATCAGTATAAAAGGATCATTGGGCTTGCAGTGTTTGATGAAAAGCTGGTCATCCCAAAAGAGGCGGGCAGATCCGTTTTGTCGGTTATAAAGCCTCGAAGCCTTACAGAATTTCCCATGAAGCTGCTCTGGTTCATTAATGTCATTGCCTCTCCAGCATATATTGATGGAGCCTGTGTCTGAGCGGAGCTATTGTAAAGAAGCCCGATATAATATGCTCCTTTCGTCGCCTGATATGGTGAAGAAAACGGCTTATCTACCCATGCGTATTGCGCACCTGTCCAGGTGTCTGCGTCGTTTGGAGTGGAGGCGACAAGCGTGGCTGTCGTTCCGGATACCTTATAAAGACCAATACGGTTATTGGCATCAGCCGTATAACTTGCATTTTGGGCGTTGCTGAATCTCACGCCTGTTAAGGTCGTATCTCTTGGCAGATAAATCGCTACCACGAACATGTCGCTATCCTGGAGTACTAGAGAGGTTGAAGCATCCATGTCGCAAAAAATGGGGGCAGCGATTATCTTTCCTCCGAAGGCTCGGAGGGCTTTAGCAATGTCAGCTCCCCATCCTGCCATGTTCGTTATAAGTTGCTCTGCGGAATACCTGGGGAGATAATTGCCTGGTGCATATCCTGTGCTATCCTTTACTGCAATTACTTCTTCAGCTCCTGCAAGATATACGTCCATAGTATCATGAATATCTTGTGGTGTAGCATATCCTGCACTTGAATGGTCTCCCCAGTTATATGCTGTATTCCAATTTGTTGAATTATTAGTAATAGTTGTACCCCATGATGTGCCATTTACAACTAAAGGTATTCCAGAACCAGTAGGATATACCATTGATCCACCACTAACTTCAGATAATAATGCATAATTTGTTAACATTGAAGCAGTGTCTGACTTTAATAAATAGCTAGACAATGATAAAGCTGAAGATAAAGTACCACCATTTATTGTCGGAAGATTTGTTATCTCTAGATCAGTAAACCATCCTTTTGTTAATCTTGATGAAGTAGTACCAATAGAACCTGTGCCAAGTAAACTATTTGAACCTAACGAAAAATTACCACCAGACAGTGTAAGTAAATTGCTACTTTGTTGAAGTATTATATCATTATTATAAAAATTTATGGATGCACTAGTACCATTAAGATATAATACAGGGGCTATTTTTTCAATTGTTATATTAGTTTTTGATACTTGTTGAGCACATGCTGCAAAAGTAAATACTAATAAAGTTATAATAAATATTATCTTTTTCATATTATAATGTAAATTTATGTATATTACTCCAGTCTGTATCTTCAACAGAACCTACTCCAAAACCTAAGGCTGTTATAGTTTTATCAATACACAGTGCCCCAGATCTCACTCCTATACGAAATGTTCTATTTTCAAAATAAAAATATTCTGGTTCAACTGCTACACTATATAATTCGTCAAAATTATCATTTGTTTTATCAAATGCATTACGCAAAGTATCACCAGTACCATCATTTGCTATAGTTCCAATTCCAATAACTTGCTTACTCATATTTCTAAATTATTCTTACAAAGTTACATAAAACTTTATAATCCAACAAATATTTATATACATATTAGACCAATGTATAAACTTTACTTAAACGTAGTCTAAAATTTAATTATAGAAGTCTTTCTTCCTCAAAATCCATTCAACAATAATACTTTCAATAAGTAATATTAACATTGGCCCACTTATAGCTCCAACTATCCCCCAAAAAGCATCATAGAACTGAGGTTCTCCAAACCCCATCCATTTATCAAACACTATTTCTTTTGAAAGAGCCACTATAATAGCAATACCTGTAGCAATTCCTGCATCCCAATTATACATTTTAGATGCAACCCACCTAAACGGATTAAATTTAATTCTAAATGATAATAATACAGAAAAAGATATTATTAAACATATCAAAAAATGCAAAAATTCGTCTTCTCTCATAACTTTATATTTTATAACCTTATTATTGCAGTTCCAAATTTCACCATCTTCTGTGTTCCCTCTGACGGTGGATCAACAGGTTCTTCTTCTTGTGTAACCGTAACAACCCACTCCTGAGTAGTCGTACCATCAAGTGCCGTAATGGTATATGTCTGTGGTGAGGTAAAGTCTCTCGATACTCCACTCAGGGGATATATCGTGGCCCCGTAGGACAGCGTTATCGTCGGGGTAAGGTTTGTTATGTCTGCGGTGTAAGCTACCTCTATCGCTACCGTGTGGTTAGTGGCGTTGATCGTAGCTACTCCAGTCTGCTCGGAAAGAGTAAAGGTGACAATATCGGTTGCGGTTTCATCGGCTTCTACCACCTCCGTAACCGTACCGGCCCCAAGCAGAATAAGAGATGTGAAAGGCTCTAAATAGATTGTGTCGCTATATGACACATTGGCAACATCTACCATCGCCGCAGATAGCGTCCAGAATTTAGTAGCTGTGCTATCATTATAAATGAAATGTATTTCATCATCACTACTTACCGATGTTGGCGAATCTGCTGAGTTAGCATCTTGCCCACGGGCAGTACGCAAACCAGCTAGATTAGTTCCAATATGATTGTAAACAATATATCCACTTGCATCATTATCAATCGGAGAACAATAATAATTATAATCAGTTACACATGTAGCTATTAAATCAACATCAATGTCAATTGATAATTGTGATGACGTTCTTGCAAAAAATATATTTCCAGTGACATCGACATTTGCATGACTACTAGAACTTGTAATTCTTATAGCTCTTTGATTATCATAGAATGTATTATTCTTTATAGTTCCGCCTGTATTACCATTACCTAGATATCCAAAATAATAAAATGTATCATTCCCAGCTATTATATTATTTTCCCATCTAATTCCAACAGAAGAATTATCACAATATATTCCTGCAATTGCAGCTGATGTAGTTGATGTTCCTTGAATACTTCCAATTCCATCTAATATAATATTATGATGAACATATCCAATTCTTCCAATTGTTCCATTATATGTATAGATTCCGCCAAGATCTCCAAGAGACATAATATAATTACTTATTTTATTATATCTTATTTCGGTTTTATCTACTTCAAATCTTATTCCTATGCCTCCAATGCTATCCAATGTATTATATTCTATAATTGAAGATGTATTTGTACCGCTTGTATAATGATAATTAATACCTGGAATTCCTGAATAAGAATATGGTTCTCTCTGTCCAGGAAATAAGCCTATTCTATTTAGTGTATTATGACTAATTGTTATGTTAGTAAATTGATGTTGATTATTTGCATTCCATATACTTATTCCAGCATTAGTAATATCTTCAAAATCATTGTAAGTAAACTGACACCCATTAGAAGTATTACCACCAGATCTTGATCCTCTTATGCCATAATATGAGAATTTTATATTACATTCGTTTAATATAAAATATGGAGTAGCATTTAAATCAATCGCAGCAACAGAAAATCCCTCAAATGATAAATTATCTACCGTTATATAAGATACATTTTCAGCATATAATCCTAAGTCTCTTGACGCTACTCTTACTGTATGATCGCCTGGAGTCTCCGCACCGAAGTACATATAGAATGTATTTGTTGATTGATCATGATACCATTCCCCATATGTATCTAATGTCTCTAGATCATTCTGTATATAAAAACCAAACCCCGGCTGTAAATTACTAGCTGCTGCAGCAAATATTATTGTACTTCCACTATGACTACTTATTTTTCTTACATTAGTTGCATATAAATTAATTCTTAAAACAACATCCGCCCCAGTCCAATTATCTATGGATGAGTTTAATGTCGCATCTGTTAATGAGTTATTACTACTATAACTATCATATAATGTATAACCACTATTTGGAGATCTTCCCATTTCAGTATTAACTCCATCAACTGATACAACAAATGGTCTTGATTCACAAGTTACTGATGCAGAATATATTCCACCGCCCTCTGATGTCCATGAACTTATGGTAGTCCAGCCCGATATCAACGGTTTATCTCCAGTTCCATAAGAACTTATAGTTATAGGACTGCCTAACGTTCCACTTTCATCTGGTAATAATGTAGCATCATTAAACGTATCCCCACATCTAAAATATATATTATCACCGGGAGCAAATGTTCCAGCAGCCCATTCAGTATTCACCTTACCAATGGTAGCCCATGCCGTTCCGTCTGATGTACCAGCCGCCGCATCACTACCCCCGGTCTTCACGTAGTAATTAGTAGAATATAAATTACCAAAGGCGAAAACAAATATTAATATAGTTAATATTTTTTTCATTCTACCACCCCACTTCCTATTGCATCCATATATTCTTCAATAATATCAAAAAGAGTTGCGGCTTCTTCATCAGTAATGCCATCCATTAAAAATGCAATAGATAATACATCTCGTGAAAGACCACCAACCGATCCATTGTTGTTATTCGCACATAAATACATTATTTGATTTGGCAGGTTATCACTTTCTGAACTACCTGTACCAATAGAACTCCCATTATGATACAATTCTGAATCAGTATTTCCTCTTCGTGTTCCTACCGCTAATCCTCCTCCCTCAGTACGGTTTGCATCAAGATTAATATAATTACATAATCTTACTCTCATGACTGGGCCTGTTGTAATGGGCATCATAAATATCATTTGTGTACCATCAGATACACCAAAAACAACGCTAGCTAAATGATCACTAGTAATAGTATATGCTCCTATGGTTAAGTCGTCTAATCCTATATTATCAGCATTTGTTGATGGGTTATAGCCAGTAGTTAAATATCCAGTAGTACCGTCTGAACTTACTCCTTCATAGCTACTGAAATTTACTGTAGCGGCACCAACTGTTGCATCAAATGTTCCAGGGGTAATCCAATTTATATATGCCTCACTCCCAGTATTAAGTTCTGTTGCAAACACATAAAATAAATCCATCCTTGCCCAATAACCCCCATCTACCAAAGCCTGAACCATTTTATTCTGATAACCTTTAGTTACTAGTGAAGGCTCAGTTGTCATAGCCGCAAGAACAGCATTATATTCATCACAATAAGTTATCGTTTCTACAGGTGCAACATAATTTGAATACCTCAATATCTGCCCCTCAACCGAGGCAAGGATAAAGAGTGCTGTTATAAGTAAGAGTAGTTTCTTCATGGTTTATAGTCTCCTAATTTGAGCATTCAGTTGTAAATTCCATTCCTTTGGTCGGTATCCTTCCGGCTGGTCGGCCCTTAACTCTATCCATACATCATTTCCAGGGGCAATAGTTGACTGATTGTTTGGAGTGAAAGTTGTCTGATTGTCCCCACATGACTGAGGACCAGTAAACAATGAGTCAACCGGTGTAGCTGTCATGCGATTACCATAGTACACATTGAACAAAAGAGAGTCGTTTTCGGAAATAACAATGTTTCTGAGATCAACTATGTGAAGTGAATCCTGTGTCACCTTGAATGCTCCGAATCCTCTCTTTCCTTTCGCAAAAGCAATAGAATCGGCCGGCTCTCCTATTCCTGCACCAAAGACAAAGTATGGCGATGTATCATCAATCATCCTTGCTTCAGATCGTATCACATCAGCGGTATCGTTTATCCATCCCTGTACCTGGGACATGATAGTAAGATTACCTCCACCGGCAGGAAGAGAGTAACTTGCATTACCATTGGTCTCAAAAGTAAGTCTGTCATCCCCGGTAAGCCTTAATGATCCTCCGTTAAGAATAAGACTGTCAATAGATGCCTCCTCGATCTCTGAGCGTAAGGCATAATTGGTAAGCATAGTGGCTGTATCGGCAACTTCGACATACAATGGTCTGAACACATCAAGACTATCATTTATCCATCCCTGAACCTGTGACATTAGGGTAAGCGTACCTCCTCCAGATGGGAGACTGTATGACCCATCTCCGTTTGTGTAAAAGGTAATATCATCAGCAGTACCTTCGCTCCCATTTAACGTAATGGTTCCAGAATTAAGTGTAATTCCAACAACTCCTCCGCCACCGCCTCCGACTGATCTTGCGTAAGCTTTAGTCGCAAGGGTATCTGTAGTATGATCAAAATGGAATGCATCATCAATATTGATAGAATCAGCAAGCACACCAATAATACTGTCTGTCCTTGTCTCAAGTATAGCAAAATCGCTTGCACGAAGATAGTTTGTAAGCATACTTGCAGTATCGGCAACAGCAACATATAAAGGTCGAAGTACATTCAAACTGTCTGCTATCTCATCTCTTACGTCACCTATGACAACATCTCCAGTTCCAACCTCGCTCAAAAGAGCATAGTTTGTCAACATTGAGGCAGTATCCGCAACCATAACCACCAATGGCCGAAGAACATTAAGACTATCTGCAATTTCATCCTGCACAGCTCCAATACCTATGCCCCCTTCAGATAGATCGGTTAGTTTAGCATAAGTATCAAGCATGGCCGCAGTGTCAGCCACGGCAACGTAAAGAGGTCGCAGGGCATTTAGGCTATCCGCAATCTCATCACGAACATCCCCTATTGAGGTTCCGGCATCTCCAAGCTCGCTTGTTAAAGCATAATGAGCAAGCATACTGGCTGTGTCAGAAACACTCACTTTTGCAGTAAGAGCAGAAGCGAGCTCTCCATTGCGGGTATAATTCCCAAGCATAGTCGCAGTATCCGAAACATTTACCTTGGCCGCCAGAGCAGAGTTTAACTCCCCGTTGCGGGTATAATTGGCAAGCATTGAGGTAGTATCTGACTTCAGTAGCCGGAGTTGAATATCCGCAGAATAATTGGTAATGCTGTCACCATACTCCGAAAGCGTGACCTCAATAGAATCTAAACTCCCATTTACATTATCAAAATTAGCATCTATGACAGCTCTAACTGAAGCCCAGG